CCATCATCTGTATCAACCTTTTCGTGATAAGAGTCTAAATATTTATCTCCTGTGCTACCGTCAGAAGAACAAGAACCAATAAAGACAAAAAATAAAATTACACAAGCAACTAAGATAAGACCTATCTTCCAATCGGAATCGTTCGAACTTTTATTTGTTATGTTAGTATTGTTGTCTGTTGTGGTAGGGTTGCTAGTTTGATTGGTGTTTGTGGTATTAGCATCTGTGTTTAAATTATTGTTTTTATCGGTGTTTTTATCGACTTCGTTAGTAATGTTATTGTTGTTATTTTCATTCATTATTATATTTTCACCTCCTTTTTAACTTAAATAATAGTGCAATATTCATATAACATATCGTTATAAAGTGCGTTGTTCTATTTAATTTTAACAAATCAAAAAAATATTTCAAAAAAGCGTTGACATATTGCAATTTATGATTTACAATATTAACTGTAATCAAGAGATACACAAAACAAAAACAAATCGAGGTGATTACATTTTGAAAGCAAGATTAATTAGACATAATTATAAAATTAATCATCAACCTGTTAATGAGGGTGATTTAGTAAAGATTAATTTTAATAAAATTGTTTCTTCTAAAGATTATTATAAACTAAATAAAAGTTATTGTCAATTTTTAGAAGAAAATAAAGAAACTATTTTTATAGCCTTTTATGAAAACAAGCAAAGAGCAAAAAATAAGCTGGTTTCTTTAAAAACACAAGACGGTCGAGTGTTAAACAACTTCTTATTTCGTCCTGTGGATTTAATTAAATTATAAGTACAAAATATTGTATTTTCATATATTTTTCTTATTTTTTATTTTTCTTTTTTCTTGACCTAAGCAAGTCATTAAACTGCTTTTCTATGGACGAGATAAAATAGGTTATTATAGTAGGTTCAATTCCTACCTCGTCTAATGTTTTCTCATTATTGCACCTCCTGAAAATAAACGCAATAATTGATAGCCAAAGTTGTTTATTAGGTTAAATGGTTAAGTAGTTAAATGGTTAAAATGACTATAATATATTTTTAACTTTGGCTATCATATATGTTGTAGTAGTTCAATCGGTCAGAACGCACGACTTATAATCGTGAGGTTGAGAGTTCAATCCTCTCCTACAACACCATAGGGGTTGTAAAACTTAATATAAAATATTAGTTTATAGCCCTACTCCTTTTAATTAAATTTTTTATATTTTGACAACCATAGAATTAGAATTTCAAATATTATTTTTCTATGGTTGTCACCAAAACCCTTAATACATAATGAGGTATAGTGTAACGGTAGCACAACAGACTTTGACTCTGTTAGTACAAGTTCAATCCTTGTTGCCTCAGCCATTGGTAGTTAAATCTACCACATAAGTAAGCAATGCTTGGAGGTTAATTAACTCAAAATGCCACGAAATCGAATGTGTAATAAGCAGATGTAAGGTGAGTTCAATTCGCACCGAGAAAAGAAGGAATGAGGGTTTTAGCGTGTCTTGTTGGTCAATCTTTGGCTGTTTACCAAAATAACATTTCTTATGATAAATGTAACAATCGCAAGAATACAAAAGGAAAGATTGAACACCCATCTCACATATGTGGATAAAAGCAGAGTAGCTAACTGTATATGTGGTTACACAAATTATTTAATCATTTTAATACCAATTAATTATATCTTAAATGGTGCGTAAATCGCATAGAAACCATAGAATAATTAATAAAGTGCTATCCTTTGGTAAGATGGTAGGTAAGAGCAGATGAACATAACCGTTAATTAATTTGCTTTTGCTTCGAGGAGTTAATAACCTCACAAGGTTGTAAGCACAAGTCCTTTGTTAGTCAAAGTTGTATCGGTAACAATTAGACTACATAAAAACAGATGCTCTCAAATAGTCATTTAGCTGAGATACGGCAAAGTGTGCGTGAGTATTTATAGTTACTGAATGTAAATACTTGCAAGATAGGTATGGTTGGTAGGTGGTAAGCCAATGTTCTGAAAAACCACAAATATATTAAATAGATGCTTTTAAGGTTGAAAGTTGTATTATATACTTTATTACCCTTTTGCCTATAACAACTTAGGTGGAAAGATTTGTTTATAACAGTTTAAACATAAGGTATTTCTTCCAGTAAAGTATATATTGACCTTAATAAAAACTCAGCGACACAGACAGAATATTAAGCAATGCAACCTTAGTGGACTGTTACGATTGGGTAAAACAAGTGGGGAGTGGCAATCAGCTTAGGGAAACCAATCGACAATTGTAAATAAACAACAAATTTAACAAACAACAAAATAAGCAAATTAAATCAATAAAGATATTACTAAATAAAACTTAATTCAAAAAAGTAAAAAAAATAGGTGTAGAAATTAATCTACACCTATTATATTATCAACTACTATTATTAAAAAAGGGGGATAATCTTGGACAACCAAACAAGTAATAGAGTTCCTAGAATTAGAACTATTCCAAAAGCATACAAAGAAATAAAAAAAATAGACCCTAATACAAATTTATCTCTTAGAGGGTTAAGGAATATGGTTCAAAATAAAGAGATACCAAGCATTAAAGTCAATAACAGATACCTAATTAATTTAGATATGTTGCTTGAAAAATTGTCTATTGCGAGTTATAATAATACAGATATTACTTGCACTTTATAATTCGCAAGGAGGCAATAATGGCAACTATACAACAAAGAATTGGCAAGAACGGTAAAATTACTTACCGTATTAAAGTAAGTTGTGGCTACACATACGACCACAAACAAATTATCAAAAGTATGACATTCGTTCCAGATGATAGGCTTACACCACGAAAAGCATTGAAAGAAGCTCACAGACAAGCATTTATTTTTGAAGAACAATGCAAGAAAGAAACTAACAATGCTAATCACACAACTTTTGAAACTTTGGCAGAAGAATGGTTAAACATTGTTCGTCAAACTAAAAGTCAGAAAAAATCATCAATCGTCAGACTTGAATGTTGTGAAAAACGAACCTATCAAGCCATTGGCAACCTAGATGTTGATAAGATTAATTTTAGACAAATACAAAGTTTTGTCTTAGGTTTGTCTAAAAAGGGCGTTAACGCAAAAACAGGAATGGGTTTGTCAACTAAATCCCAAAAGCATTACTTGACATTCATTTCAAGTGTAATGAAATATGCTATCCAATGTGGATTTAGAAAAGATAATCCCTGTCAGGGTGTCACTGTTGTAAAGAAGAAAGCACAAGAAAAAGACATTTATTCTTTAGATGAAGTTAAGGCTATCTTATCAGCTTTACACGATAAAGCACCTATTATGCACACAACTCTATTCTCCATAATAGCCTATTTAGGTTTGCGTAGGGCAGAGGTGTTAGGCTTGGAATATAAAGACTTCGATTTTAACAATCACACAGTTCAAATTACACGAACATACAATTATTGTGGTAGTGAAAATGGTTCTTATACTGATACGCCTAAAACTCAAAAGAGTTGTAGAACCTTATCTGTACCATCAATCTTGATTGAATTGCTAAAGCAACTACACGCACAACAAGAACAAGACACCAAAAACTGTGGAGATTTATGGCACAAGTCTGATAGAGTGTTTGTCAATGAATTTGGACAACCTATTCACCCAAATACACCATATAATTGGTTAAATAAGTTTTGTAAAAGAAATGATTTGCCATTCAAAGGTATTCATTCATTCCGTCATTCATTTGCAACACAAGCAATCGTGAATGGCACAGATGTTTCTACCGTGTCTAGTATTCTTGGACATAGCCAAACCAGTACAACATTGAATATTTATACACATTCCGTTCAAGCTGTAAATGATAAGGCTATGGAGGGTATTGCAAATCTTTTAAACACCTAAAAATAAAAATTATCGCAATAAAGACCAAGAATAAAGACCACAAATATTTTTAATGTTTTTAAATTCCTTAAAAATCGCATACATAAGCCATTTTTAAAAGGTCTTTTTATGGTGCGAGTAACGGGACTTGAACTCATTACATAGGCATTTCATATAAGGTCATATTGTATCAGAAACGACATAGATAAGCCATTTTCATCACACTAAGGTTTTATGTTAAATCATATCGTTTCATATCAATAAAGACCAAATAAAGACCAAAAAACTGTGCAAGTAATATCATATCTTTTTAATTAATATAAAAACAAACTATAAAAATACTAATGAATATAATTTATTTTTATATGAATTAAAATACAAATTTTATAATACATCAGCCAAAAAACCCACGACCTTTTAGGTCGTGGGATGAATGGCGTTAGGTTTAGTCTATGAAAGGAGAAATCTGTATGTATCTTACTGTAAAACAACAAGTCAAGCATCTGTCTAAGGAAGAGTATCTTACAATAAAAGAATTGTGTCATACTGCAAAAAATCTTGCTAACGAAGCTATTTACAATGTGCGACAGTATTACTTTACTGAAAAAGAATTTCTTAAATACGAAAAGAATTATGCCCTATTGAAGAATAGTCCTAACTATAAATCATTAAATTCCAATATGGCACAACAAATCCTTAAAGAAGTTAACGGTTCTTTTAAATCGTTCTTTGGACTTTTAAAACTGGCTAAACAAGGTAAATATACTTTTAAGGATTGCAAATTGCCACATTATCTTCCTAAAGATGGATATACAACACTTGTCATAGGTTTTATAAGACTTAATGGAAATAAGTTAATACTTCCATTTTCTAACAGTTTTAAGAAATTACATAAACCTGTTGAAATCACAATACCACCTGTATTGCCTGATAAAAAAGTCAAAGAGATTCGTATTATACCTAAAGCTAATGCAAGGTTCTTTGAAATTCAGTATATTTACGAAGCTGAATGTGTCCAAAGAAATCTTAATAAAAACAATGCACTTGCTTTGGATTTAGGAATCAATAATCTCGTAACAGCTGTATCAAGTAATGGCAAGTCTTTCATAATAGATGGAAGAAGGCTTAAATCCATAAATCAGTGGTTTAACAAACGCAACGCAAGACTTCAAAGCATTAAGGATAAGCAGCGTTTTGGTAAAAAGCCTACTAATCAGCAAAAAGCTATTGCTCGTGACAGAAACAATAAAGTCAACGACTATATGAGTAAAACAGCCCGTATAATAATAAATTACTGTATCGAAAACGATATAGGTACTCTCGTAGTTGGTTACAACAATACGTTTCAACATAATAGCAATATTGGCAAGGCTAATAACCAAACATTTGTGAATATTCCTTATGGTAAACTCCGTGATAAGTTGGAGTATCTCTGTGCGCTTAATGGCATTGTCTTTGTAAAACAGGAAGAAAGTTATACGTCTAAATCCTCATTTTGGGATAAAGATGATATTCCTATCTATAATGCTGATAACCCAAAAGAATATCAATTTAGCGGTAATAGAATACACCGTGGTCTTTACAAAACAGCAAATGGTAAAACATTTAATGCCGATGTAAATGGAGCATTAAACATTATGCGTAAAAGTAGCGTTGTGGATATTAGTATCCTATACGGTAGGGGCGAAGTGGACACGCCTGTAAGAATAAGGATTGCCTGATATTTCAGGTGGAAACTTAAATATCAAACTTCTTAAATAGAGCTGTTAGGCTCTTAGAAGCCCATTACCTTTAGGTGATGGGTAGTTCACATAAAAAAATAACCCTCTAGCGTACTATTTGTCAATACATTTTCTAAAAATATAACACACAATTAAATTAAAAACGGAATATTCGTTTTTAATTGCAGATTTTAAGTCAAAAATATATAAAAATGAAAATTAATTACAGATTTTTCGTAATTAAAGTAAAAAATAGGGTATATCCTCGATTTTGGATATACCCTAAATTCCTGTAAAAAAAATAACCCACCAGAATTAACTAGTAGGTTATCTCATCCAATTTGGATAGATTTAATTGTTGTAATTAGATATATACTTTTTAAAATAGTGTCTGTCAATATCACTTAATAAAATAGTATCTACCATTTCGTCTTACATAGTACCAGCCTTTAAATCTACCTTCTTCCGTATAAGATATGATAGTAAACTTTCTAGCCTTATCCATTGTCTTGCTATACTTGATAGCACCTTTGTAAATTCTATGGTATTTAGAACCTTTAGGAAATACCTTTGTTCTATACTTAGATAGACCTTTTTTATCTAACATAGTATTAAGAGTGTAGCCAATGTGGTCATTATACTTAACTTTACTAAAGCCTGTACCATCATCAGAAATCCATTCAACCTTAACACCTTTAGCAAGTTTAACGATAGGTTCGTTTGATTTTGCTACAGGGTCGATAAAGGCTTTTCTTCTTAGGTAATAATCGTGCTTAACCTTGACATATTCTTTCTTTTTGTATTCGAAAGTCTTATAAGCATAGTTGCCATCAAACTTCTTACCATTAATCATAAGAGCATCTGTGTATTGCCAAATGTCACAATCAAAATCCTTTGAGTTAGCATACTGTGCTAACCAAATGCTATATTTAGATTTTAACTTCTTATAGTCAAGATAATTTCTAAACCAATTTGCATTTGCATACACACCTACTTTATAACCTTTAGCTTTAACTGTATCACAAAATGTTTCAACAATCTTTGTCATATTAGATTTACCATTAGTCTGTGCAATTTTATCTTCTTCCATATCAATGTAGATAGGAAGTTCAAACTTCTTGTCTTTGCACCAACCTAGACATACCTTAGCTTCTCTCTTTGCTTCCGATACATTTTGTGCATAGCTGTAAAGATAAGCACCAACCTTTAAGCCTTGTGCTTTAGCCTTTTTATAATTATCTTCAAAGTATGGGTCTTTCTGTGTTGACACCATACCGTAGCCACATTGAATGATAACACCAGTAACACCAGCAGATTTTACACTTTTATAGTCTACATTACCGTTCCATCTACTAACATCAATAAAAGTAATCTTTGACATATATATCACTCCTTATTCTGCAACATCTTCACCCTCAGGTAATCCAGCGACACTAGTTAAAATTGATAAAATACCAGCTAGTAGAGAAGCTGAACCTACTGCAATCCAATTAACATCACTCATAACAGCACTTACACCAATAGTAGCAACAGCTGTCTGTGCAACTGTCTTAATAGCTCTAATACCAGCACACTTAGCCCAATTTTTCCAATCTCTATTTTTCATCATATAATCAAATCCTTTCTGTTTTCCATAACTTTTACCCACTTATCGTGGACATATGAATTACCGTGTAATATATTAGTGTAATAATCGAATCTACGATACGCAGTATGTATCTGTTCTTTATCTTTAGGCACACCATTTTCAATATCACTAAGAAAGTTAATAAGTTCTGTTTGACAATTAATAAGGCTGTCTTTTTCTCTCTCGTGTCTAATATCGTCCATCTGTCGGTTAACATTAGTTTCTAAAGTGCTTATTTTAGTGTTTAGCTGTTCAATCTGTCCTGATAAATTATTAAATTCCCTTTTAAAATAGTCACTTTCGAAAATAGTTTGAATAACTTTCTTCTGTTGTCTTTGAAGAAAAGCAATAATGATGCCTAACGCAGACACACAAGAGCCGATTAAAATTATCCACTCAATAATTGTTTTAATCTCCATTTTTCTTCCTCATAAAAGGCTACCTCGATTAAGAGATAGCCTTTTCTTTTCTATATTCAATTTTTCTTTTTGTATTTTATAATTGTTTTGCCAAATAACTTATAGTAGGGAATAGGTAGTTCATCAAATATGTAATATTTAATAGCATCTGCTACTAAAATACCTATAATTGATACCCCTATCCATAGTAAACTAAATGGCAAACAAGTAACACCTTCAAAATTAAAAGGCATATTTGAGTAATCCCACATAGGCAAATGCCCTTGTAGTTTGCTTACCATACCGACAATAAATTCGGTAGAGGTTATTGTAATCGAGCCTACAATACCTTGTAATAACAAGTCCATATCCCACGATATGAGGTCGTTAATACTGTCTAGTATAATGAATATACATCCACCACAAATGCCCATAGAAACGAAACTATAGCCTCTGAAACATACTTCTATTGTAATATAAACACAAAAGCCAACCATAAACATTATAATGCGTTCAAGGATAAATTTTTTTATATCAATTTTCTTCACTTGTATCACCGTCACTGTTTGTTGAATTATCATTTAATTGTTGCTCGAACATTAATAAAACTTCACTTTTATTCTCATTAGGAATTTCATCACCATACTTAATATTACCTATTATATTAATATCGTCTAAAGATAAAATATATAACTTTAACGAATTAAAGTATGTAATATGATAAGTTTTAAATTCCTTTGCAGAAGTAATAATCTTTGTCATATCTTCAACAGAGAAAAACTGACATTCCTCACCATCTGCGTGATATGGTAAAGTTTTAGAACCTGTAATCATATCGGCAGACAATGTTGACAAATTAGCTTGGTCGTCAAGAGTTAGACTAAAGTGATGTGATTTATTGTCAGATAATACTACATCAAAGCCGTTAGTAATTACCTTATTACAAGCCTTGCTCATCTCTGAAACCTTACTTGTCTTAACTAGTTCTAAAGTATTATCATCCACTTCTGGTTCGTCAGGTTCTGGACTTGGTTCAGGCTCTGGTTCAGGAGTTGGCTCAGGCTCAGGTTCAATAGGTTTGCTCTCATCAAGAGCTTTACGAAGTATATTATAATCATCTTCTGTAATCTCTTTTAAAGTTACTTCATCATATTGATAGTTACAGTTACTAGGGAATTTAATCATATCTTCTGTACGATATACATTTAATAAATCATAAGATAAAAAACCTTGTGCTTCATCTTTAGCACAATTTACAAGTAACTTATTCCGTTGTTGAAATCTAACATAACTAATTTCTTCGCTAATTAAAGCATCAATTACTTGTCTATCAGAGTTAATAATCTTATAATACTTCATTATTATCTTCCTCCTTTCTTGTTTAAAGGAATATTAAATTTTTGATAAAACAGCCTGTCCATAGATTTAACAGTATTATATGAATTAAATTGTAAAGCAAATGACCTCCACGAATTATAACTATCCTGTATATTTTTTATTGACATCTTGCCACTTTTGTATTTTTTAGAAAATTTGTTAAGTTTCCTTCTCATTCTAGTTATAGAAGATTTATCAATCTTCATAATTATTGAACCGTTGTCTAATACAGAAATTCGTTTTTTAAGAAAAGTAAATTGTTTGCTTATTTTAACTATTCTTGTTTTCTTAATATTTAATTGTAAACCTAATTTCTCAGCTTCTTTTTGAATTTCTACTAATAAATTAGATAAAAAATCTTTATTATTGTGGATAATAATACCATCATCCATATACCTAATATAATACTTACATCTATATTTGTCTTTAATCATATGGTCAATAGAATTTGGTATTAAAGTAGCAATACATTGAGATATTTCACTACCAAGTCCAAGCCCTTTTTTATCTATTACACAGCCATTTTTTATAACCACTTCTTCGCTATAAACATCTAAACAATTTTCAATCACAGACAAAACTTGTTTGTCTTGAATTTTTGACTCTAATATCTTCATACATTGTTTATGACTTATGCTATTAAAAAAATTAGAAAAATCAAATATCAAAGCATATCCTTGATTGCCAAATCGCCTATAATATTTTTGTAGCATACCTTTTAAACGGTTAATTGCAAAATTAAGTCCTTTTCCTTTTTGACAAGCACAATTATCATATATTAATGTCTTGTCAAAGAGGGGGTGCAAACAATATTTACAAATACATTTTTGCACCACCCTTTCTTTAATATGGATGCTTTTTATGTGGCGTTTTTTACCACGCTCATAAATATCAAACTCGTTTGTACTACTAAATCGAAATTTGTTATTCATTAATAGTTTATAAGTTTTACTTATATTAGATACTACACTTAACATATAGTTAATCACACTTGTTTTCCAATATACATTTTTACAACATAAATAAGCACAGTTTAGCAAATGCTCATAACTAAATATCTCTTGATAAGTATATTTTGAAGTGTTTGTCTGCTTTGTATACATATTTTACTCCTTATTACTAACACTTCATAACTCGTTATTTGTTATATTTATATTCATTCAATTATTATTATATTATCTATATCTAATACTAGCACTATAAGGCTAATTAGAGAATAATATTCATTTATCTTTTGTTCAAAAAGAAAGGTCATAATCTCCTTCATTACTATGTCAAATTAATGTTTCGCTCTATTAGACTTATGATAAACACCCAGAACATAAGAAACTACTTTATTATTATATAAACGAGATAAATCTATGACATAAAACGAGTCCGAAAGCCACGCCATAGCTACTGTTGGCGTTGTTGTTGTTAGAACCACCGTTGTTATTCACATTGGCGAAAGTAATAGATTATAACCCTGATATATCATAAAGTCACTTACAAAAGTTTCTTTTTATCACTTTTTATAACACCATCTAACAATGCTTGTGTTTTATTAATTATTTCACTCCATTTACAAGCCTTTTGAATTGATAAGTTATATACATCAAGTATTGTTGGAATGTGATAATTTAACATTGCTAAGTAATATTTTGACTTTTTAAAGCATTGAATTCTATTATTAAGTGAGGCTTCATCATTGTCAGACTTTACACACTTAACATATATACTATTGCCTAGACAAGCAAATTTTCTTGCACTTTCGATATAATCATATAATGCTTGTACGCCAAATGACTTATATTTAGGTGGCTGTTTTATACACCACCGTAAAATATATTTTTGTAGAATTGTCAAATTTTTTAAAAATTCTGTCTTAGCAATATATCGTTTGCTGACCAATACCGACATATTATTCACCTCTTTTTATATTATATATAACACTTACCGACCATCTTCCGATGGTCGGATTGAACGGATTAATAGATTAAATACAGAAGCCGAAAGCCACGCCATAGCTACTGTTGGCGCCGCCGCCGTAGTTAGAACCACCGTAGCTATTCACAGCGGCGAAAGTAGAATTTCCAGAATATGGGCTTCTAATCCACCACACTTTAGCTTCTCCTGTGCCTAAATATGGTCGTCTAATATTATTATTGTTATTAATAATATTACTATATCTATTAATCTTTTTAACATTGCCTTTATCATCTAATTCGACTAAACTACTCCATTTTGATAATTCATTAATATATGGCGAAGTTGTTGCACTCCATAATTCACCATAACAATCTAGAAATAATTTAGAAACCGATGTAGTTGCAGTCGGATTAAATGTATTAGAACCGTCAACTTTAATCATACCCTTTGAGCTTCTAACTTTAACAGGTTGAATGATTTGTTGTAATTTACTAGGTAAATAACTAAATACACTTTTACCACCGTTAGAATCGTCACAACCATCATTTAACCATTGGTTCATCTTACACTTATAGTTCTGTGTGTCATCACCCCAGCCATAAGCGTTTGTATTACTTGTATTCATAGCGTAAAGTGTGTCAATTAAATGTCCATACTTCTTATCAGGGTTGCTAGTTGGTAAACTATCAGCAGACACCATTCTGAACCTAATATGAGCCATATATTGAATAATCTTGTCCGACAATTCAGTACCACTCCAATGGTATATATAACCATTCTTGCTATTTAGATATAGACCTTCTTCTTTACCTTGTAGTTCAAGTTTATCACTAAATTTAGCTTTAATCTCTTGACCTGCATACTCGCCAAAATCACCATTATTAGCTAATTCGTATACATTAAACCCAGCAACTTCAAAGATAATAGTGCCATAACCTTTACCGTATGGGTCACCACCAATAACAGCCGTACTGTCAAGTTTAAATCTTATCTGGTCACCTACTTGCATATGATAATGTTTTACGCCTATATTATCAATGTCATAACCCTCATTAAACACATCAGACCTACAAATAGCATAAAACTCCTCAAAAGTATAACAAGATGTATATTCTGGGTCATTGGTATATAAATACTCATACTGTGGAACACCCACCTTGACACCATCTACTTCTTCATATACGCCTTCGGCAATACCTTGTTGTAATTTATCTTTGTTTAAGTACATTCTAGGTACTGATGGAACGGTACAAGCTGAATAAATAGGGAATACTTGTAAATCTTGAACTACATCGGTAGTTGTTTTATCCCAACTGTCAAATAGAAAATATGTACCCATACTCTCTAAATCTGTTCTTGTAGGTAAATCTTTATCATATACACAATCACTATGAGCATCAACAATATAACTAGCAATGACTTTACCGTTATTAACTAAAGTGTTGTCATAGAAATCAACAGTATATTGTCTTGTAGTTTCAATAAATACAGGTCTAACAATAGTATCTGAAATAACACTAGTAGTAAAGTCAATAGACCACTTACTATAAGTGTAATTTTTCTCTACAGTTGATGGCTTCGTAGGGGTATCAATATAACCCATAACTACTGGGTCAGTCGCAGTTTTGAACTGTTCAACATATTCTACATAGATAGGTTTATCTTGATAATCCACAAAAGTTACCGTAAATTCAGAAATTAACAAATCATAAACAATAGTTAAGTCTTTCCAAATTCGGTTATATTTCTTAACTAAAGAAGATTGAATTTTATTAATATGAACTTTACCTGTTAAGATAGATTGTTTAGTAGTAGAGTTATTTTCACTAATACCACCTAAATCGGCTAATCTTTCAAGAACATCTGTGCTGTCTAAAGTCCAATCAATATTTTTCAATGTGACATTGGTTAAATTATTGCACTTATTAACAATATCTAAACTATCAATATTAGGTGTATTGTTTAAAACCAGTGTTTGAATATTATCATAACTTGCAATACTAAAGTTATTTAATTTGGTCTGCTCTTTAATAATTAAAGAGGTAATTGTACTAGGTAGTGATAGTGTTGTCAATCGTCCACTTTCTGGAAGTGAAACAGAAGTAATCTTTGTATTATCAGCATAAATTTCTTCGATATTTTTACAACCTTTAGCATTAATTTCACCACTTAGGTTAGTACAATTTCTAACATCAATTAGTTTTAACTTAGTATTATTACCTAAGCCTAGAGTAGTTAAAAATTCATTGTAGTAACCTTCTTTATCACAACCAACTCTAATATCTTCAAGATTTGTAGCACTAGCAACATTACAATAACCAATATAAGCAGAACTTAAATTTCCTAACGACTTAATACTACTTGCATTATAAATATAAATTGGTGTATCTCTAGGATTGTCAAGAGATGAAACAATCTTAGTTTCTGTGTTAGCACTACCCTTTTCTTGTTTTACTGTTTGACCAAAACTAACATTTAAATATGTATTCTTATATGGTGTAATATGCATATCCGTAGATGGCTCAACAACAAAAATAGTAGAAGTTGTAGGTTGTGATGCTCTTAATGTAATATATTCATCTTTAGAACTACCAACATTATATTTACTATCAATATATTGAAATCTATCTCTCAACCAGCAATCTCTCTGTGACTGTTTAGAACCTTGTGCCATATCAAGATAAACCAGAGTATCTTCTGCTAAATAAGGTTGAATATATTTTACATCTGTATCAGCACAGAATATGCCCTCAGACCAAGCTGATTGATGATTATTAAAAGCATTTTTAACATACTCATAATTTAATTTACCTTTAGAAATAACCTCTTGTGCAAGTTTTGTAATATCATCAGCAAAAACTCTACGAACATTATTCCACAATACGGACTGTTGACCATTATAAACATCTTGTCCGTTAACTTGGTCTGTATCTTCTAGCCAGTATCCAAACTTTAATTTACCGACATTATCAATTCCCAAAGCAGTATCACCATCATAAGGTATAAACATCCAATGTGTACCATCATAAGTTGTAAGGAATTGGTTTTTAGCTCTACTATCAACCATTAAGAATAGTTCAGTATAGAAGTAATAATATAAAATGTTAGTTTTTATAAAGTAATCTTCTAATTCATATTTGAATTTTGCTAAACGATAATCAACTGTATCTTGTGTAAAGCTAACTGTATTTTTATCGTCAACTTGATATGTTACTGTCTTACCTAGTGAATTTTTAGTAGCTTGATTAGGGTCAGTAGATACAACCCAAGATACAACCCTCTTTAGTTTCGTAATATCTTCATTACCATCTGGATAACGAGCTTCAAAAGCTGTTTTCCAATTACTAAAGTCATCACCACTAAATTCAGTAAGATTCAAGCCATTATCGAGAAATTCCCAACATTCACAGCCCTCACTAAAACCAAATGTATTTTGTGTGCTCTTATCGTTATTAAAGTTGTATTTACCTCTAAATGATAATTCGCCTGTATCTGTATTTTCCCAATATACTACAATAGGTCTACCATTAATAGCTTGTCTAACTCTACTATCTTCTTTCTGTTGCTCTGTCTTATATGGTGTAGTTTCTTCCCATAATTTCATTAATATTGTGTTGTTAGCACCCTCTGATGAAGCAACATCGGCTTTAAAACAGAAAGTAGCAACAGGTAAATCTTTATCGGTTAAGGCATAATTATCTTGGTGTTCGCCATTGATTGTGAAACCTCCTTTAAATTTACCTTTAAAATTCTTTACATAATAACCAGCAGAGGAAGTACCCTGAACATCAAATTCAGCACCCTCGAAGGTAAATGATTTATTAGGATTTGCCTTATCAACAAATTCACCACTAACACCAGTTTTCTTATCACCTTTGTATTGAGGTAACTCAGGACATCTAATAATTAAATAAGGCGTTTCTTTAGGAAGTAAATTATAATCAACAACATTGTTTTGATTAAAGATATTATTACGATTATTTCTTTCAATCATCAATGATGGCTCTTTAGCATCAGCAGTAAAATTATCCAATATTTGATAACTAGATAACTCAACATTATAAAATCTAGCATTATATACTTCAACAGTAGCATTATCAGAGCCAATATGAACCTTACTAGCATTAATCTGTGAGAAGTTGTCATTAGTTGAATATTTTAATACACCACTAATAACACCATTAGCATAGATATAGACAAGTTGTCTTTTGCCTTCTTCTGCTTCATTTCTCTTTGTGACAACAATAGAGATTTTAATATCTTCGTCATCGGCAAACTGTACATCAACGATATTGCTTTTACTAATTGCAAGCGAACCTTCATTAGGTGTGATAAAAATACCCTTTTCGTTTGCGTAACAAGAAATTACTTTAGTATCATAATCATATACATCAGATACTTTAAAGTTGACTTCAAATGTCTTACCATTAGTTGGAGTAACATCTTCCTCAAATGGTTTATAGTCAATATCAATGCTAGAACCAACAGGAATAAGTAATGAATTACCTGTCCAGCCATCTAACCCATCAACAAATTTCATATTATTAAACACAACATTAAATTCTTCGCCATCTTCATTAGTATATGAATATTGTGCTGGATTTTCTTCTGCATTACTTCTGTTAGCTGGGTTAAAATAAAACTTTAATCCAGAAGTTTCTGCTTTTGCAACATCAACTTCATTTACTGTTAAAGCAAATTCTTTTGATAGTTTGCCAAATACAAGTTTGAATGTATGCTCACCAGACTCACCTAGTCGGTATTTCCAAGTGCCTTGTTCATCACTAACTGTTAGGGTTGTAACTTTATTATCATCAACATAACACTCAACCTTACGGTCTGCTGATTGATTATCGTAAACCATAAAGTTAACATTCAACTGTGAATACTGTAAGATATTTGTATCTTCAATAGGTTCAACAAGTAAAATAGGTGTTTCATTATCATTCTCACAATACATAACAGCAAATTGTAATGTGTTAGACTTAACTGTTTCAGCATAACCATCAATAACTGTTGTCATATACATCTGTATAATATGACTACCGTGTTCAAGAGAAAATGTTTGATATTGTTCTCTATTTGAAGTTGTTACAACTTTAGTCGCTACTTCATCATCATCGACAATAAAATGAACCGTCTTTAAACCAATCCCAATAGGTGTATATGGAATAGAGAAAGTATCTGTTTGCTTTGATAACTCTGCAAAGCTAGACTCAATTTTATTTAGTGTTGTAGTAATTGAGTAAGTTAATGATTTTTTATTATCTTCATTGTCAACAACAACAACTTTAACCGTATTGGTTCTACCTTGCTTTAAGTATTGACCAATATCAAAATTAACTTCGCCTTGTTCAATAGAGCCAGTATATTTCTGCACACCGTCTACTTCGTAAGTAACAGTACCGTTGCCTGTTGCACTACCATCGCTATCAACAGAGGTAAAACTATATTTTAATATACAACTAACTTCACTATCATCATCAACATATGGTACAACTAGTGAGTTGCTAGATAATAGGTTTCTAACTCTCATTGTGGTAGTTGAACCACCACCTCCACCACCTGTGGCTGGTAGGGGAGTAGAAGCAATTAAAGTACCATTACCATCATAGAAGTTCATTGTATATGTTTTTTTTTCTTCGTTCTCATCTACTTCAACTGTCAAGCCATCAATACCAGCTTTGATATTAACAGACTCACCAATTTGTTCGCCTTGCTCGTTAAGTAATGATAGATTGTGTTTAACAATATCAAAGTCAAGACTAGTACCATACTTAGTACCTAACTCGTTTAATATTTGTTCGATAGTGTTTGGAAGTGAACCGACTGTGTTTTTAACTTTGCCGATTTCTGTTTTATTACTTTCAGCTTGTTGTCGAGCCTTAGTATCATTAAGAGGATAACCATCTATACTTTTAATCTCTGTTATATCTGCCAAATTACGCACTTCCTTTCTTAAAATTCGTATAATTAAAGGGTGGTATTGCTACCACCCTGTCGATAAAATGTTTATTTTATTTTTATTAAGTTATTTAATCATCAAAATTGCCTTCGGCAATTGGAAGGTTTGACAACGAAAACGTAGCATTACCATTGTCATCAACAGTCACCACTATTCTTCTAGGTAATTTTTCCTCTACATCACTAAGTTTTTTATTTGTATTAGTTGACATTTCTTCTATCTTAGAACTACTATAAGTTGTAGTAGTAGATGATTGAGCATCATTTATTAAAGAATTAACCAAAGATGTTAGTAATTCAACCTTAGTTTGGTTATCAGTAATATTAGCTTCAATAACATTAATCAATTCTTCAATTTTAGAACTGCTATAAGTCTTGGTAGTCGCTACATTACTATCATCAATAAGATATTTTGCAAAATCAATATCTTCATCAGTTATCTTACCAGCTATCTTAACATAGGTAATTAGTTTTTCTAATTCACTAAATTGTGGGTTATCAATCAAGCCACCATCATCATTAGATTTATTAACTTTTAGATTTACTCCATAAAATTTAGTATTTGTAGAAGTGGCTTTATTATTACCATCAACTTTACTAGTTACTAATCGAATTTCACCTTTAACTTTACCACTTTTAGAAGTCATTGTTTTAGACAAACCAAGTATAACAGTATTAGTAGTCTTATTAATAACTAAGGCATCACAAGCCGATTGTTCACCTTGTTCATTTACGGCATCATAATACACTTCATCAACATCACTTAAATCAATCAATCCATCCTCATCATAAAGTTGAAAATTAATTTTTTTACCTTTAATATCAGTCAAAGAACTACCAGTAAAAGTTAATTCTGAATATTCTCCTTGCGTACAATTAATTGTGATATTGTTATCACGCCAAGCATTTAATTCATATACCTTACTATTTGTTACCATTTAATCACTTCCTCTCTTAACTGTTTTCAAACCAATCTGACGAATAATCTAAACTTAATGAGTTAGATTGCGATATGTCATTATATAATTCTTCAAATCTATACGCTAATGGTTTCTGCCTATAATTATTTGAACAATTAAATGTTATATCATTAGGACTATCATAATTCATTTCAGCTTCTAAAATGACAAGAGTTTCCCATTGATTTGGCTTTATTTCAGCATTAATAGTCGCACCAATATAAATTAAGTCTTTATAAACATTTTCACCATTTTGTAAAGCCAATTGACTTGACATTAACATATTTGCAGTAGATAAACTAAAATCATAACTTTGCTTTGATAAATCAACCATATCAGATTTGGCTTTTTGATATAAATTACTTAAATCATCTATAATCTGCTTAGTGCTAATATGCCTATTATCAATTGTACTGTCATCAAAATCTAAATCTTTAAAGATTGTATATTCGTCTGAATAACTACCTTCAATAGTATAATAATCTAATGTCCGAAGTTGACTCGTGCTAAATAAAGAACTATCATAATAGTGGTAGCTATCGTTGTCTTTAATTTTTTGTTTAACTTTACTGTCAAAACTATTTTTAAGGCTAGGTAAAAATCCTTTAGCATCTGCACCAGAGGATGTATTTTGTAAAAATTGACTATTGAATAACTTAACATAATCATCATTCATCATATAAGTTAAAAATTGAGTGATAGAAGTAATACTTTGATTAAAAATCTTAATTTTGGTTGTTTGTCCTAATCCTTTTGACTGCCTAAGGTCTTGTGTTGTTAAGGAAGTAATATCACTTAATTTCAAAGTTTTATCCATTCTACATAATGAGTAAATAAATTGAGCCAATGCTTTAACAGCCGTATATCTGTTCTTAACTGCAATATAAGACCATCTAGCAATATAATAATTCAAGGTTTTATTTCTCAAATTAGTTAAAACAGTATTAGCATCGCTAGTTGTAATCCTACTACCCTCTAAATTGAGTACTGAAAAATATTTATTAAAATTATCACGCTCATCTTTTGTTAAACCTATATCGGCTATTGCCCTGTATTGCCATTCAGTAATCATTGGCTTCCACACTGGTATTTTACTACCGACTCCATAACTGGTACTAATGTACTTCGTTGTTATTCCAGATACACCTTCAACAGACATATCTGTAATACCTCCTGATTGAGCATATAAATTAATTGTATCAGCAACCTCATAAAATGAATCTAAATACTCACTCATTTTACTATACCAATAATTAATTGTTTGCGTATAATAAAATCTTAAAAACCCCAACCTTTTAAAGACCGATTCAAAATCCGTAATACGAGAATACCACTTAGTTAAATTTGCTTGTATGCTGTTATCCATATACAATTGATAGTCACCAAAATTGTAAATTAAATTATTACCTAAAGGATTGACATACGCAATTGAATAATCCCCTTGATTATCTGAATATATATGACTACAAGTAATAGGCTCTCTATCACTTGTATTAACAGTAGTATTTTTTAGTAAATTGTCATATGTTAAATATATAGACTTTCCTAAAGTGTTGAATAAATCCTTTTTCGTATAAAAGTTAATTATATTTTTATCACAATCACAGATGTGAAAGCAATTAAATTTTTTTTCGATGGTTAGTAACCATTCATAAATACTAGTACCTCCATCTTCAATAGTACGGTAAAGGGTTTTTAAAGTAGGAGAGATATAACCAAATTTCCATATATTTTGTGCTGACTCTACTTTATCTTGTAATGTTTCCCACACATCAAGACTAATATGATATTGTGTATCGTCAGGAATATTAGCATAGGCATCTGCTGTAACCATACTATCACCGTTGAAATATATTTTAATATCATCAGCATCGGTTTCGTCTTTCCATCTTATATTATCAGACAAAAATCTTGTAATCTCCTCAATCAAAATATTAGATTTAGTAGAAGAAGTATCAATATAATCGTTAATTAATGATTTTGAAAGCACACCACCAGAAAAAACTGCTTCACCATCCTTAGTTACTTCACCTGTATTCTCCCCAAGAAACCATTTAACGACTTCATCAGCACTTACAAAATACTCAGCATATTCATTATTATATCGTGATATATTAATTTGAGAACTAATATTTTTTTCTAAAAATTTTGGTTTAGTGGGATTATAAGTCCAAATAGAAATCGCTCCATCTGAAAGGTCTGGAACTCTATAAGTTACAACATATTTATTACATAATTTTAAAACTTGTTTATTATCATCAGTTCCAGAAGATAAAAACATCTTTCTTTCCCTTAGTGTACTATCATATGAAGTTAATGTAATAGTATAAATATCGCCATTTTCATCGTTGTTTTCTTCTACATTGGTAATAACCCACCAATGTATTCCGATAAATTTTTTCTTAGTTACTACAGTACCATTACTATTCCATTCAACAGGAATATTAAAAATATTATCAGTACCTGTAGAATAAATAAGCATATTCTTTTTAATTTTATCACACATAGGGTTATCAATCATTAGCCCACTAATATTATCAAAAATTTTAGCCGACATATTAAATGTCATTTCTGACAAAGCGTTTAATTTAGCACTTAAAGTAATATTATAAACACCTTGCAAAATACCTACGCAAGTTTGTCTATCCCTATAATACAAAGATAAGAGGGGCTTGATATATTGCCCTTTATTATCAAATTCCACATTCATTAAAAAGCACCTACCCTTACAGTAGGTCTATATAAAACCTCTATTTTATAAGCTAAACCATAAAAAACTAAATCATTTTTACCTTTGTCTAACTTTAATAAGCCACTATTGATTGTATATGCTACACCATCATCGGCATTAAAGCTCTTTAAACCTAAGACCAACCATTGTTCCTGATTTAAAGTATTTGTAACTACCCCACTTTGACAATTAACTGTAGTTATATTATTGCTTGTACTATTACCCTGTATATTTTGAACAATCATAGAAGTTCCATTTGTTTTATTTATAATAATACCTCGATTATTATAGATATACTCTGTTGATTTATTTGTATAAATCTTAACCATAGGCAAAGTATCTTGTGTTGCTATATCACAATCAATAGTTAAGTTCATCATCTTTTTATCTGACTGCAATGAAGTAGTTTTAGCAATACTTTTTGTCGCCACTTCTTTATATCCAAAAGGAGAATTACATTGCACAGAACAACGAATACCCCTATATCCTTGACTGTCACAAGCATCTTCATTAGGAATTAATACGCAATAAAAAATAATATCTTCGTAATCTTCATCATAGATACGGAACTTATTCCATTGACCACTTGGTTGATTAAACAGCCATTGTCTAATTTCGCTCATTTGCTCAAAAGGAATATCCTTATCACAATTAATAATTTCAATGTCAAAAGTTAAAGGAGTGTTTTTTCTTCCATATAACAACTGCTCAGTGAAATTATTATCATCAGTAATAGTAGTGTAATCACCACCAGTTTTTCTTCTATTATAGGTGTCATCAAGATACATTAATTTTAAGTTGTAATCACCAGAATAAACCCCAGCATACTCAAAATAACAATCTCTAAACATATTATCACCCCTTTTATAAATTTAGGGTTGGTATAATAATACCAACCCTCACCAATTTTACTTTCGTCTGTTTCTATTTACTTGTATCATAGCTTTATACATTTCATCTTGCATAGATTTAATTGTATTTTTATCTGCATTGCCCTCAATAGTAATAGGCATATTAATTCTATTATCATTTTGTATACTTTGTTGAGGAGATTGAACAATGGTTTGTGGTACAGATATGTTAGATAGCTTATCAATAAATTGACTGTTGTTTGCAAACTCTTGTAATTTACCACTAGACATATATTCTTTAAACTTATCTTCAAAGAAAGAATTAGGTTGTTTAGCAAAATTCCATAAGTTGTCTGTACTCTTTTTATCAAAGATGATAGAGTTTTCTGGTACATTAGCATAAGTACCTTGTGAAGTATTAGCTAAGGTAAACTCATAACCTTCTTCGTCTTTAATAACTAAATTACCTTTAGAAGATTTAGTACCAGAAGCATACTTCAAGGTTTTCATTTTCTTTTTGATATAATCTCTATCTACATAAATACCTTCATTAGCAAAGGTTTTTGAAATTTTCTTAGTTAAAGCTGTTGCAGCCCTACCTTCGTTCATTTCTGTAGTTGTGAAAGTTCTACCATTAAAAGAAACCTTATAACCTTTTTGCTTATCATATAAATCTTTTGCTTTTTTAGTATAATGATAATAAGTTTTAGCATTATCAGCGATACTAGAAGTGCTTGAAACAGTATTACTTAAAGTATCATTGAGTTGTTCTTGCTTATCTTTAATACTATCTATCTTTTTATCATAGGTGCCTTGCTGTTTAGTAATGGCATCTTGCTTGTTTTTCCAAACTTGCATTTTTTTGTTCAATGCAGTTTGTTTGTCTTTCAAATTATCAATGCTTGTGTCAACTTTTGTGATTTTGTTGTTTACACCATTAATACGGTTTTCAAGACTATAAATTTTTCTATCAAAGCTATTAAGTAAAGCACCTGTGCTAAGTCCTTGTTTATTATATTTACGATTAGCAGACTTAGCTTTATTCCACATATGATTAAATTCAGCAGAAGTTTTATCGGTATGCTTTTTTGCATACTGAGATAACTTGTTATATGTAGAGTTACTATATCCGTCAATTAACTTGTAAGCTCTTTTACGAATATATACTTCATTGTCAGCTTGTTTTTGAATTTTATCTTTTTGTTTTTCAAGTTTATCTTTCTGCTTATCGTAACGATTATCGCTTTTATCTTTTAGTTTATCAAGATTATCAGAGCGACTGTCAATCATATGATTATATAGTTCGTCATCTCTATCATCTTTAGCAGATTTTAAATCAGCCTGTGCAGATTTTAAATTAGCTTTACCTTCGGAAGAACTATCAAATGCGTAAGCATTAACTTTAGCTTGTGCTTCGGATAATGCATTATTCTTCTCTTGAATTGTTTTACGCCATTCATAAGCATCTTTTTCTTTCTCTAAAGACTCTTTTTGCTTGTCGATAATATCATCAAACTTTTGTTTCTTTTCTTCAAGTTTGTCAATTTGCTTATCATAGCTATCAATTTCATCTTGTAAAGTTTGTTTTACATATTCCTCAGCTAGGTCAACCATATCTTTAATAGAAGATTTAGCATCTTCTAAATCAGATTTTTGTTCTTCGAGAACATCCTTTTTGTCATTTAAGGCATCTTTTTCTTTTTCAAGTTTATCAATTTCATCATCTAAAGCATCAACATTATCTTGAATAGCATCTATATTTTCTTGATATTTGTCTTTTATGTCATCTAAATCGTCTTTTTTCTTTTGGTATTGGTCTGCTAATTTTTCTAATCTTGTACTTTCTGTATTAAGGTTAGCTGTGTCGCCTGTTAGTCCATAATCAATATTTTTTAGCATACCTTGATATGTACTATCAACCAATGATAACTTTTTACTTAATAAGCCAACTTCACTTAACGCAGCTTTATAAATGCTATCATCACCAGATTTAATTGACTTTGCCTTTGCAGAAGCCAAAGCCTCAACTAAATAAGCATCAGCTAAATCGTATTCTTTATCAGCTAGTGCTGCCGTATTGTCAGCTAAAATTTGTTGAGCTTGTGCTTTGGAAGAAATATTGTTAATGCTATCGGCTGTTGATTTTATCAAACTAGCCTTTTGTTCTTCCATTTCGGCTTTAATTAACTGTTTATATGCTTCTGTGTTAAGATTTAACTTACCATTTTTATCGACTAGTAAATTAATGTATTTACCATCTAAAGACAACAAGGATTGTAAGTTATCCATACTAATTTGACCATTAGAATTATATTCTTGAATAACTTTTTTAGCTGTTGAAAAAGCAGTTTGAATACCATCTATACTTGTATTAATATCTTCTAAGTCAGGTATTGTTTTAAGCGTTACTTGGTCATCTAAGTCTGCTAATGCTTGTTTTAAACCTTTTAAAGATGTTATAGTTTCGCCACTCTTAGAGTGCATTACTTCCATAACTTTGTCAAAGTTATCGGCAGATAAAGAGTCTAAATACTTTTGAACATCACTAGATTTACTATCACTAAGTTGGTCTTTAACTTCTTTAATTTGGTTATTAACTCTTTTAACGCTAGTTTCATCTAAGTCAAGACCAAGTTTAATTGCGTTAGCATCTATACCAGTTGATTTAGAAATAGAACCAATTAATTTCTCTGCTTGTTCGGCATAATCTTTAGCATTTAATTTAGAAGCGTCTAATTTTAATAGCTTGTTAATCTCATTTTGAATATCAGGATTGTCAGCTATTTTTTTAACCATATCTTTAACAGCGTCTTGTGCCTTTTTACGCTTTTCTTCACTGTTAAGTTTAGATACATTAAAATTATCGTTATTATTTATCCATTCTGTAACTACATTTTGAGCTTTACCACTCAAACCATACCACTCTGTTGTACTTTGAACTACCGTTGCAAGCCAGTCTTTATAACCACCTTCTGCTTCTTTTAATGTGCCTTTTGCCGAATCAACCTTGGTCTTATACTCATCAATATAATCAACAGCCTTTTGTAAATCGGATTGACTGACATTAAAGACACTACTGCCAAAAGTTACTTCACCTTGTTGCTGTATCTCTTTTAACTTCTTTTGAACTGTGTCTATATTCGATGCTAATGTTTTGCCCCACGCTTCTTGTTCGCTATTACTATCTTTTAAAAACTTATTGTACTCTTCCTTTATTCCAAATAAAGAAGCCATACTTGTATAGTTCTGGGCATCACCAATTACAGAAGTTCCAAATCGCTTATCTTTATTACCATCAGCAGATTTCAATGCATTACGCAAAGAGGTGATAAGCGTTGTGTCGCCAACACTTAATGAAGTTGTATCTTGCCAATTATCATAAGCATCGTCATATGTATCTTTAAGGTCATCATAGGCAGTTTCAAGTTTATCACCACTAACTAAATCCTTAGCTTCTAATCTTTGCTTTTCAGTTAATAGTTTATTAGCTTTTTCCAGAACATTATTTTGACTGCTTAAAGCCTCTGTTGCACTATCATATCCAGTTTTTAATTCAGGACAATAGCCAACAATTTCTTCACAAATGCCTTTGTATCGCTCATATTGGTCGTTAGTTAAAGTAAGGTTTTCGCCAGTTGAAGAAACACCTTTCTTTAACCGTTCAAATTCTTGTTCTAAGCCACTATCTTTAGCTGATTTAATATCCGACTTAGACTTTGCAATACTTTCTGTAGTTTCTTGGTATTGTGTTTTTAATTCTTTTACTTTTTCAATGGCTTCTTGTTGTTTTTGATTGTGAGCATCAATGAAACTAATAATACCACTAATAGCCATCGCAATTAAACCAATAATGGCAATTACTGCATTAGCTTTTGTTGCTCCATTTTCTAGCGAATTAAAACCTTTTGATAAAGCACTAAGACCTGTTGCCCCAGCCTCGGAAGCAACCCTTACTTGCCTAACAAATTCAATAAAACCACCAACTACTGTTGTTGTAGCAGTAACATTAGATTTGAGCTTAGCAAAATAACTAATTAATGAAACCAAACCTAAAACAGAAATTACAGTACCCAAGCTACCTAGTCCACCATTCAATTTAGTCAAGGCATTAACAACAGTTTCAATTACAGAAGCAAACCCCTTAACAACATTAGCACTTAGTCCAGATTTAGAAAATTCTTCAAAAGTAGCACTAACTTTTGCTAGTTGTTTTTCAGCTGTGTCCATTACCTTATCATTGTCTTTTACTAAGTTACCAGCACTTTCTTGGGCATCTTTATAAGCACCAGACATATCTTTAATGTTAGTAATAACAGACTTAATTACATTGGCATTTCTCTTACCAGCCAAATCTTCAAGTAAATTAGCCTGTGAAGTATCTGAAAGTTTATCCCATACCTTAGCAATTTCTAATAAGATTTGATATGTAGATTTAAAAGTATCTTCGTCAGCCATAATATCAACGCCTGATAACGCTTCAATTTCTTTACGCATTTTAGGTGTTGATTTTACAAGTTCGTCAACTTCTTCACCCATATCTTCAAGGTCGGCTGTTGCACCTCTAACTCTCATTGTTGTGGTTTTAATGGCGTTTGCAGTCTTAGAAGCATCTTGTACAGAAGCGTTACCAGCAGCTAAAATAGCAACAGACTGTTCAAAACTATTATTCGCTGCTTCAAGAGCTGAACCACTATTTTCCAAACCTTCTGCTAACTCACTAGTAGAAATTGCATACTTTTTACCAACTGTTGTAAGTACATCACCGACTTTTTCAGCATCGTCAACTGAAATACCATAGGCTTTTAAAATTGAAGTCATACCAGTAGTAGCTTCGTCTGTTGACATATCACCAACATTAGCCATCATACCAGTTACTTTAGCTAGTTTTGCTGAGTCATTAGCTGAATAACCTAATCTAGCAAATGTTTCAGTAGAAGATAAAATATCGGTAATTGATGTACCTAATTCCTGAGCTGATTTTGCTGCATTATCAAACATATCGGTCAAACCTTGACCTGTTGTGCCTGTAACAAGACTTAACTGTGCTAAAGAACTATCAATCTTAACAACATTTTCTTCGACTTGCTTTAATAACTGAATGAAATAAATAATACCAAAAGAAGCTATTAAACTTGAAAAACGATTTTTAAATAATGTTTTCAATCTATTACCAACAGAATTAAAGTTTTTATCCAGTTCCTTTACAGCTGTGTCTGCTGCAATTACTTCTTTTAAAAAACCCCTTGATTCTTCTGGTTTTAATCCCTTACCCTCAGCATTTGCTCTTTGTGCTTGGCTAATAATAGATTGAAGCCTATTGTAAACTTCTGGATTACGCCACTTTAAACTTTGTCCAGAATCACTCATTATACCTTGTGCTTTATCTATTAACTTTTGTGTCGCAAGTAATTGGTTTTGAATTTTAGCAGTACCTTGTTCATCTAAAGCTTCGTTTTGAATTTCGTGAATGTTGTTTTTTAACTCTTTACTTGCTTTTGTATATGTTTGAGCTTTACCTACAAGATTTTTTACATCCTTAGAATTATATAATTCGCTAGGATACATACCAGTTTCAAAATCTTGGTATTCGTTTTCAAATTGGGTTCTGAGTTGTTGTAATTCATCCATCAACTCTTCATTGTTATCTAAAGTTTTTTTTAATGAACCTTTATCTTTGCCAGTTCGATTTAGTTTATTGGCTTTATCAAATACTTGTTGTGCTTTGTCAAGTTGACGAAAAACAGTATTTATAGTTTTAGTAACTTTTATAGACTCTCTTTGTTTTTGAGTCATACCGTCAATACTATCAGCACCCTCTTTAGCAAATTTAGGTATGCCTTTTAAATTGTCTGCATATTCTTTGTATGTTTGTGCAAGGTCTTTTCCATTTACCTTTTTTGTGGTGCTAAAAGTATCTGTATCAATGTCATAGAACTGTTGAATTTCTTTTCTCAATCCTTCGGCTGTACCAACTTGGGATTTCATAGACTCTAAAGTTTGATTGAAATTAGAAGTAGTTGTGTGACCCTTACTAAAAGTTGAAGCTCTATTGTAAAGCGATTTAATTTTATTAAACTCTTGATTTAGAACTTTAATTCTTCTTTTATAATTAGTTTCACTTTCAGCACTATCATTAGATTTAGAATTACTATTTTTTTCTAATTCTTTAGCAACTTTGGTTGCAACATTAGTATCAGCATCTATTTTTAATGTAAATTTAGTATTTGAAAGTTGCTTTTGAATTGCCCCTATATCAACAATTGGATTGTTAATTTTAATTGACAGTCCAGCCTTTACACCCTCAGTTGCTTTGTTAATACCATTTTGTATTGCTGTCTTTGTGACATTAACAGTAGTTATTTTTAAAGGTAATTCAACATTTTTAATAGAGTTTTCTAAAGATGATTTTCTAACCTTTACATCGACATATAAATTTTTGAATGAATCTAACTTTGTTTGAAATGCTTTCCGATTAAAAGTTTGAGAGTTAATATCCACATCAACTTTCAAACCTTTCATTGCACTTAATTGTTCTTGTATAGGCGACTTCTTAACTTTAGCATCTACAGAAATATTAAAGTTTGCCATATCATCACTCCTTTATTTTACAACATATTAAAACCTCTGGTTTCCATCCCAACTTTAAAACTTATTTCTATTGCCTTAGATTGACGAAGTGAACTAATTGTTGTTTCAATTATTGGACGAGGTTTTGTATAACTCGCTAGAGCATAAGGACTTTGATTTTCGCCTCTCTTTGTATCATAAGGAAAATCGTATGAAGAAACACCACCAGTTTCCAACAATTCAATCAAACGCTTACCAGCATTTTTAGATTTAGTAGTAATCTGTCTGTTTTTACGAAAAAGAGTGATTGTGGGATTGGCATTAATAATGCTTTCTATTGATATAGAATGTGAATTTTCATTATTACTGTAAACAGTATCGTAATTCTTAAAATGAAATTCTCTATCTGTGTCAGTAAATTTAGAATATGTTGACTTAGCCATTGACATTCTTCTCGTATAATACTTAGGAGAATAAGCATCATAAATCAACTTTTTAGCTGATTGACTTTGTTGCTCTATTACTGTACTAGCGACTTCTTTTTGTAACACATTTCCAATCATTTGATTTATATATGCTTGTAAACTTTGTTCATTGGTAAAAGTCAACATAATCCTCACCTCACTTACTTTTCTTCTGACTTGGGTCTTAATACTTCAATTAATTTGTCGTCGCTAAGACCACTTACTTTCTCTAATAAAGCACTAACTTGCTCACTATCAATATTCTTTAATGAACTTAAATTTTCTATTACATTATTAAATTGCGTAATAGCTTCGTTAAATTCCTTTTCGTGTTGATATACTCTAATCTGTTGCTCATACTTTAGCTGACTATTAATATCATCACATAACCTTATATACTGGTTCATATCAATGTGTTCTAATATGTCTGTATATAACTTTGAATAGGCTAACTTATATCTATTAGTGTCATTACTTGTAATTTTTAAATTAGTATAATATGCAATAATATGTAACCTAATTAAATAATCTTCTTTGGTTGCAATAAAACAATTTTTATGTTCTCCATACGTACCAAAGCAACCCTGAACAACATCATAAACAAACTGATTATAATTATCCCAATCAATTCTCTTTTTTACTTCAACAATATCAATGACTTCGTTCTTTTCGTTTTTTAGCTCAATAGTAGAAATATCTTCTTTATACTCTTGTTGTAGATAGTCATTAATATTATTAATTGAAACCATTTTTGTATTTTTAGCCATAAATACCTCCGTTGTACTTTTTATGATTTTTGTTAAATTAAATTCTCGTCATATAAATATGCCAGTCCAATACAAACACCTTCGGCTGTATCGTCATTAATATCTATTTCATATATTTGTTTAACAAAATCAATTGCTTCTTTTTTTAATTCTGGTCTTTTAATTTTACTTCCTTGTTTCAAACCAATTATTCCACGCCACTGTGTAGGTGCGTAAATTCGATATTCTATGCCCTTGCTTGTTGCCATATATATAATTGAACCTTGTAATCTACTAAGTTGAATTAGAGTTTTTATAGATTGTCGCATTGACACATCTTCAAATACGACAACATCAGGTTTGTAGTCAATCAATAATTTATCTATCGCTACACACATAGCGTTATATCTATTTTCTGAACTAGAATAGTGGTGAGTATCAATTAATCCCCATTTGATTAAATCGGTATCTTCATATACAGCATACCCTGTAAAACGAGAACTTTGGTCAAGACTTAGTATTTTCATTTAAGGTGTACACCCCTGTATTCTTGATATAACTAAAATCTGTAATTTGATACTTTTTACCATTGTCATCAACAGCCACTAAAATATGATTCACCTCATTAAATGAAATGACTTTTAATGTCTTTGTTTTTGATTTTACTTTTGCACCATCATTAGACTGTTTCTTAGTCTGTTTGTTATTGTCTAATTTTTTAATAATTTTATCTTCCATATATACCTCCAATCATAATTCATAAAAAAAATAGGGGATAGCAACGCTACCCCCTAAATGCTTTATCATTCTATGTAATTAGTCATCAAAAGCGTAATCAATTACATTGCCATCGTCATCAGCCATCATATCCAAAGTAATTGTTACTGTTACTGGGTCGCCAGTATTAGCATTACTAACAGAATACTGTGACTGAGGAGAAGCCTTATAAACCTTTACAAATTCATTATGAGTTTTACCATCTTCACCCTTGTTCTGTGTATCTGCATAAATTTTACACATCTGAGGGAATGTTGAAGTAGTAACTTTTAATGTTGTTACATTACTTAGGTTTCTCTGATAATAAACAATATACTTGTCCTTAGCTGTACCAGCATTAGTTAGTGTAACATTTTTGCCAGTGGCACTAATCTGTTCTTCTTTACCACAATCATCATCAGCCTTATATACAAAAATAGTACCATCAATAGGTGCTTCTGTTAAAACAAGTGTAGTACCATCTTCTGTAGTTAGTTTTTCTCTCTTAACAAAATCAATGTTATCTTCGGCATCTGCACCAGTTAGTAGTCTATATAGTCTACTACTCTGTAGCTGTGTTTCAATTGTAAATGTACCACCCTTTTCACCACTAAATGGCACACGCTTTGGGTGACCCTTACCACCATAAGCATAAACATCTTCACCTGTCATTTCGTGAGATGTTGTATTAGCATAGTCAATAGAAAGAAATGGCTTATTTGTTTCATAATCATAAATAATTAAGTCCATTACTTCTCTATTGGCAAAATTCTTATTACTGCTCATTAATCATCTTCCTTTCGATTTATTTTGTTTTGTTATTGTTATACCAAAGTGAGAAATCAAATTCTTCTGACCCCCACGCAGCCCATTTAAGGACATATCCATCTATTTGATTATTTTGAATAATCTGATAAAATTGGTCATAAAGTTGAAAAACAGTTAAGTTATAAATATTTGTTAAATTATAAGGACTATTTGTCTTGGCTGATAATTTTGCAATAACATTACCTAAGTCAAAATTTACATTGCCCTCTTTGCTTTTTGCTTTATTCTTATTAAACTGTTTTTTTCTTTTTTGTAATTCTATATATCTTTGTTTTGCTTTTTCTGATGAGAAAGTCATATTCTCAATAGGCTCATCTTCTTCAACTGTATCTCTATAATTAATTTGATTAACATAGTTGCAAAATTCAATAAAATTAGAATTATCAATTATTTTCGTCACTTTGTCATTATTGGAATATAAAAAAAAGCACTCATCTTTTTCATTAAAAACCACCTTGCCTTTAACAAAAAATTGAATTGCTTCTTGTAATATCTGCTCACCACCTGAAAGTAGTAACAGCTTATATTTGGTTAATTCATTTTGAAGTTCAAACGATAATTTATCATATCGTTCTTTAACACCTACCATATCTATAATATCTTCTTTGCTACACGACAGTAAAAAGGAATAATATAAATACAAATTATAATTTTCACCTTCATTGTCTTTTATTATGTGTTGTAAAGTAGGTGGCTGAAAACAATAGCCATCATAATTAAAACTTTCACCACCAATAAGTAAAACATAAGGAATAATTTTACTCATTTATTTCACCCTTGCGATTAAAGTCATAAACATAATAAGCCAATGCCCTACCTGTGTATCTCTTTGATACTGTAATTGGAACAACATTAGCCAATTCTAATCTACCTATACCAAAATGATTAGAACCATTAAGAATTTTATCAATGTATCTAATAACATTATCTCTACGATTACCCTTTATACCTTTAAATATTTTATTATCTAATTGCATATAGTCTTTATGACATATTACATTAATAGCAATAGTCATTTCCATAATATGAGAGTTTTCAACATTAGAGGGTAGTACATCAAGGCAAATATATAACTTTTCTTCTGAGGTGGTATCATCTACATAATCATAATCAAACATATACTTATAATTACCGTCTGTATCTTCTAAATCTTCGATTGTTGCCTTTTTCTTATTAGTGATTAGTTCTCTTAATATCTCAGAACTAGCAATTTTATTTAATATCAATCTAGGATAATTTACGATAGTATCTAAATTAGTAGCTTCCATTACACTCACCTCACTTCAATATGTTTAGTACAACTTCCATATTCGGAATCATCGCAACTTAATGTTACAATAATGTCAGCACCAATTAAATCATCATTATCATCTAATACTAATAGTATTTTATTACCTTGATATTCAATGTGTAGCTCAGACAGGGTAGGGGAAACTTCCCATTTCGGTTCATTTAGAACCTCGTTGTCATTTTCATAAAACTTAGCTTCTAAAGTTCGGACAACCCCACCTGATTTAATAATGGAATTACCAATAATTTCACACCTTTTATTACTTGAAGAAGGTTTATCTTCATTAATATTGTAATCTGCAATCATATGTTCTAGAGAGTCATTATCATTATATGTATCTCTTTCCATTGTTAAAATTACAATTTTATTAACTCCATAGGTTTCGGAAATATGAGTGATATTCATTACTCTAAAGACAGCTGGATATTCCTTACCATCTTTATCATATTCAGTCCACAAGATAAATCGTTTACCAATAGGTATCTTTTTAGTATCTTCATTATAAGGTACTAACATTTGTAAACCACCCTCTGGATTATCCACTTTACCTGATGAAGTTATATTAGATGAGTCTTGCATATCAGAGATAATACCCCAATATTCGTGGATTTTATCTTTATAATCTAAATATCTAAGATAATTACTACATTTAGTAATATGACCTTTAGTTTGAATATCCTTATCCCCAGAAATAAAATCAACAAGCCAATACTCATCATTCCACACCACATAATTACCAATATCAAAAGTGTCATAAGGCAAAGACTCAATAATGGTGTATGAAGTACCTAAATTATCTTTTTTATAAATGATACTAGGTTGCTTTACTCCTTGTATGTACACATTCTGTTGTAAGGTCATACCTTTAGATAGTCTATTTTGAAGATTAAACTTTGCGTAGTTTACTTGTGTATCTTTATATGAAGTAGGGTCGCCTATGTGTTGAATGGCATTAAAATATTCTTTATCTGTCATTTTTTAATCCTCGTCTACATTCGCATAACTTTCATACCCCACTTCAATAAATGCACCAGTAAGACGGTCACGAGATTTATATTCTTCAATTAAGAAAGCATTATCTTGACATACCTTTTCATACATTGTCATAAATGAAGTTCTTGCATTGCTAGGGTCAAATACTTTTAAATCAGAAGAAGAATAATTTACTTCTAAAGTTTTTAATTTAGCAATACTACGAGATAGATACACTTGAAACATCATAGAAGATACAAGTAAGATTTCTTTTTTAGTTAGGTCGGTATTAAATTCTTCGGTTTCTTCGTTATAATCGGTAAAATCAATTTGAGTTTGAATTTGAGAGTCTAACATAGCAGTAGCCTCATATAGATACGCCAAAATTCTACGATGCATAATTTCCTCTGCTTCGTGTTCTAAATATTGATAATATTGAAAAAACTCAGAATCTTCTTCTACCATCATTTTAAAACGATTTTCCAAACTTGAAAAAGGAGTCACTTCATCAGCTCCTTCCTTATTACTTTTTTACTTTTGTAGTTGTCTTTCTTGTTGCTTTTTTTGGCTTGTCATCAACAACTTCTTTATTGTCATTTGTTCCCATTTGAGATTTAAACTGTTCCATCATAGCTGTGAAATCCTCTAGTTTCTTCTTTAATAATTCATTTTCTTCTTTTAGAATTTTGGTTTCTTCACTAGAATTTACAGTTTTCATAGTTGATACACTTAACTGAGATGTACGCTTACCATTTACAATTTCAGAGTATCTACCGTTAATCATTTTACCAACGACAATAGTTGCCTTTGGGTTTTCTTCGTTAGATAACTGAGTATAACAAGCTCTTAATCTTTCGATTGTATCTAAATCATTAAGAGAAATAATACGATTTAGATTATCTTCTGATGAGTCTGTTGCCATATTGTAAATATCGTCCTCAGTATAAATAGTATCTTTCCAATCTTTAATGCCTAATAGTTCATAGATTTCATCAGCGTATTCATCTTCAATAATTAAAGTGCCAGTTTTAAAAACTTTTGACTTTGAGTTAATTTCAAAAATTTCATCCCAACTTAGATATTCAAAAGAGGGAATACCATCTTCTGTTACTCTATCAAAACTAAAACTTTTATATCTTGTTGAAGTGGCAATAAAAGACTGACTATAATTACACACCTTAATAGTTGTGCTTGATTTAATCTTGTCAATTAATTGTTTATCCATAAGTTCTCCTTTATGTTCTTTTTAGTATGGATTATAAAACAGACTTGAATAAAACTATTGCTTTACCCAAGTCTGTGTTTTATATTAAGTTAGATTAGCCGTTAATTGCAATCTTACCAACCTTTGATAGGTCAGTAAATAGAATACCGAACTGATAACCATTAACCTTGATATGGATTTTTTCACTATTGATGTCTGTTTCCTGTAGAGTATTTGTAGAACCTCTAGTAATACACTTACCAACAGTACCACCAATACCGAAAATCTTTTTATCTGGTACAATAAATTCGCCAGATGGTAGCTTCTTCTGACCACTAAAGCCTAGTAGTTCACAACCAGCATATGAGTTGATAAAACCATTCTGGTTGTAAGCGTCCTTTAGAGCATCTGAACCAAATGAAGTAGCACCAGCTAGTTTTGCTAGTGTCTGCATATACTTATTCTGACCGAACATTAGAGGTGTACCACCCTCTAGTACATCATTTAGATATAGAGCAAGAGCATCAGCAGATGCTTCTGTTGGCTTAGATGTAGCCTCTGTAATAACACCAGCCATACCTGTTGTCATAGACTTATCAAGAATTTCAAAAATCTTTGAAACCTTCTTATTTTCTAGTGCTTCATTAATATCTGCAACTAGCTTTGCGATAGTCTTAAAGCCACCCTTTCTAATCTGTGCTAGAGAAATATCTGTTTCAGCAGTTAGATTTACCCAAGTTGGCTTTAGTAGCTTATGGTCAATGAATGAACGGTCAACATTGCCACCTCTGCCACCTTCGTAAACCTTAATTGTATTCTTTGGTTCAACTTCTGCTGTGTAGTCATCAAATTCATTAATACTACCATCTTCAAACATTCTGCTGATTACTGCACTAGCATTATCAACTGTTTCAAGTGTGATAGCCTTTGTAATCATAGCTGAAATTTCGTGGTTAGCATCGTGACCAGTTCTACCAATTTCCTTAGCCCAAGCATCTACGGACTGAGAAACTTCCTTATCGTCATTATTTAGTTCTTTATGTAGTGTTACTTTTGAAGCCCATTCTACAAATCTAGTAGGGCTTTCATTAAGAATTGCACTTAATTCCTTTGCCATTATGTTCATTCCTCCTTTTCATTAAGCTACTGTGAATGGTCTAGTAATCTGCACAATACCCATAGATAGACCTGTTGGGTCAGCATATTCACCCATATAAACAGCGATACACGCATCACCACTCTCACCCTTGATAAACTTACCACCGTCAGCTTTTAGGTAGTCACCCTTAGCTAGAACAGTACCAAAGTTTTCAACTAGTTCTGTTGTTGCATATCTTTCACCCACAAATAGAGGAATTTTTTTTACTTCTGCCTTTGCTTCAATATTTTCCCAGCTACCATCAGTAGGTTCAACAACTGCATTAATACCTTCATATGTTGGTTCAACATCTACAAAATAAATATCTGTTGCACCAGAAGTTGCATTTTTAACTGTTTCTGTCTTGTAATCTTCAACGATTACTGCACCACGCTTCATTGTTTCACTTGTAGTAATAAGTGTAATTGGCTTATTAGCTACAACCTGTAGTTCTCTAATCATTTATTTTCTCCTTTTCTTTTGTTTTTAGTTGAATACAAAGCTCCTAAAATCTTCTGCTTTTGAATGAGCTTCTTCTTCCTGTGTTGAGATTTCTGTATCATTAAATAGACTTTTTTTAAAGTTATGCTGTACATTAGAAATTTCCTTTTTATTCTCTTTCTTAGTTCTCTTTACAGAACTCTGAATATATTTATTACCAATGTACTTAGTTAGTCCTTCTTCATCACAATTTTCAATTAAAGAAGATACTTCTTCACTATGCTTTTCTTCTTCTGATAAGCAATCAGCATTATCAACCATATCTTGTAAACGCTTTTTAGTTTCTTCTAATTCAGCCTTCTCAATTTCTGATTGCATTGTTTCATACTTATCTTTATACTGAGATAATTCAGAAATAGTTGTTTCTGCTTCATCTAGTTTATTTACAACCTCAGAATATTCTTTATAAATAGTTGAAATATCAACCTTTAAAGTAGTTTTCACTGGTTCACCAACGATTGAAACCTCATCATCATCAGATACATCATATTTAATAACCACGATACTTAGGTCATCACTATCCCAGTCTTTTAGCCAAATTGTTTTCTCAGCACTTAAATGAGCGTAACAATAAAAATATCCATTTGGCTGTTGTTCTCTACATAATTCAACAACTTTACGAGCAATATCATCAGCTGTTAAAGAAGCAGTTTCATTTTCTACATTTTCATTAGAAACTTCTTCTGTTTTTTCTTCATTAGCTTTATTTTCAGAAGTTTCTCCTACCTTTTCTTCGGCTGTATCTTCAACCTTTTCTTTTACTTCTGTTGTATCAGTAGTGGTTTCAACAACCTCTGTATTTGCTTCTTGATTTTCAGTTTCAGAAATATCTGTAACTTCTGTTTCTACCTCAATATTTTCTTTTGTTTTTTCTGTCATAGGTATATCCTCCTTTCTTGAATTATTTGTATCTAAAGCTGACACATCTTGTGCCAACGCAGATGCCACCATTAAATTAGACATTTCTAATGCCTTTGCACTTTCACCATAGGCTGGTGTAACATTAGAACCTAGATAAGCATTGCCTTCAAAAACATAAGACATTAATTTTTTAGTGCCATTTTCGTACAAATATTCAAATGAGCTGACTTCCCAAGAATTATGTAAATTGCCTTCATCATATAGTTTTGTAATTGCACTAATATAATTTGGATAGCGTTTCCAGATTTTCTGTCTAGCAAATAGACAAGGTAAAGTTTTGATTTCGCCTTTAAAAGTCTGAACTGTGTCATCTTCAATCCATACTTCTGTATGTACACCAATACTTTCAGTACCAAAAGTCACATTGCCATCATCATCAACGCTTACGCAATGGTCACTTAAATCTGGTTCACCTTTGTCATTAACAATATATTTTGCTTGTACTGGCATACCAACAAGTGTTTGTGCAATATCCAAAGCACTATCGTCATATGGTAATAGAACACCATTACCGTTTGGTTCGTCGTAGTAACAAACACGATTTACAATCTCGATATAAGTCTTATAATCTGCAATCTCTTTTGTTTTTGTGGCAAGTACCACATTCATTTTTTCCAAATGTGTTTTTCCCCCTTTCTTTCAGACAATATAAAAGACCCCTAATTTTTACTAGGAGTCTGATATGTTAATAATGATAAATCTTCTTTTAATTTTGGCGTATCTTCAAATATGAAAATAGTCTTTCGTTTTGTTTTATCTTGTTTATCTGGTTTAATATCTATAACACGATTACCTCGTTTTAATAACCATCTTGCAACGCCAGCAGTAAAAATTGATTTACCTTGAGTATTTGTTTGTTTTTTATCATCAGAGGGAATAACACCCAATAATATTTCTTTCATTGCTGTTATTTCCTTGTCTTGTTATATTCTTCATCATAGCTTTGTTTTTCCTCGTTAGTGGTTTCTTGTTTCTTGTTTTTTGTATCTTCACTTGAACCACCATCGTCATTACTATTTGAAGATTTAGTGTAAGCTGTAGAGTAAGGAGTGAAAATATCATTTAATCCATCTTCATTTTCTCTTTCTCTCTTATGTAGTTCATCTTCAACATCAACGCCCACTACACCTAACGCAGTTTCTCTACTACAATTTAAAGTGTTATATAGATAACTAGATAAGTTAATTCTTAAATCCATTTCCAACATTTCAGAGTCAATAATCTTGATAGTTGGACAATAAACTAAATCATAACCATTAACAGTTAATAGAGTTCTATAAAAATTATGTAGCATATCTTCTACTTGTTCAGTAATAGCATTAATACATTGTAATAATTGCTTTAAATTAATGTTCGCAGTAGAAGCAGTTTGTGAAGTATCGTTAGTTAAGAAAGCAACGCCTAATGAACTAAGAACCTTATTACGATATAGCTTAACCTTATCTGTTGAAATTTCATCAGTAGTAGGTTCAACATAAACAATCTTTTCTACAGCTGGGGGTGAAGTATAAACAACAGTAGGATTTGACCACGCTTTCATCAACTGTTGATGAGCGTAAGCCATAATTTCAAAACCTTTGTTAGTACCATTGTTGCCTAGCACCTCTTTACGCATAACTTGATGAATAATCTTCTTTGATTTTGATTTTGCATTAATAGCATCAGCTGTATAAAAGTTTTGTAACATAATCGCTGGTGACAAAGCTCTAACAATAGGGGATAGACCATATTGCCTACCTCTATTATTAATTCGACAAGTACCTGTGTAATTAACATCCAACTTGGCATATGTAGCATTGTTATTATAAGCATCTATAATTTCTTGTGGATAGTTATTCTCAATTTCCTCTTTTGTGTCTTTAAAGAATAATGGATTGCCTTTTCTATCTTTCTGCATTGTTTTTTGCAATGCTTCCTTAATAGAGGCCATATTGACTAAAACAACAGGTCTGCCATTATCTTCGTAACCAGACATTTCACATACACCCAATGGTAAGAAATCAACAGCCCAGTTTTCGCCATTATTTCTTAACATACAATTATAGTTGCCTTCCATATAAACAAGTTCAACAGCTTGTCGGATAACTCGCTTTATTCTAATTTGTTCATTAAAGTCATTAACTAATTCTCTGACTTTGTTTAAAGTATTGTTTTTACTCTTAACAGTACCAAAATTTTTATAAGACAAAGTGTATTCAGTATTAATATTATTAGTAACGCTTTGTACTACCATACCAATAAGGTCATCCATATTAACTTGTTTTCTAATGATATTGTTTAAACTCACAACTTTGTCTAAGTCACTTTGAGCATTTTCAGCATAAGTTTCAATCTGTGATACTGTTAAAGTATTAGCAGTACCAGTAAGATTAAGATAGGCAGAATATAATGTATTGTGAGGGTCATAGGAAGCTAAAGCATTTTTGACCAGATTGATTGATTTTCTATCAATTTCTTCCTGAGCAGAAGTGACAACGACTGTTGAGTCATCTACTTCATTGACAAGAGTATCTTCCTTCTTTTTACTCATCTAGCACCACCTTTCTATATCCTTTTTGTTACCAACTAAAAGCTGATACGCAAGAAGGAGCGTCTAATATTTGCATTTGAGTTTCTTCGGATATTTTATCTAGTGCCATTTCATTTGCAAAATAGCACCCCATAGTTAAAGAAGAATATCTATCCTTTACTTTACCAGCTCGTTCTTTTACTCTAATATTGCCAACCGATGTCCTTTCGTAAGTTAAATCAATCATTTCATTAACTAACAACATTGTTTCTAAGAAAGGCTTATCAAAATAAACCTGTTCTGTCGGTTGTAACATAGGATAGTTAGGCTGTAACTTACAAATAGTTTCCATTCCTCTTTCTTTATCAACAAGAAAGTCAATTTTATGACTTGTTAAATAAGACTGTAAGTTTTGAGCCATTCTAGTATTAAGTTTTTCTGTAGCTTTGACAACATAGATACAATCATCAGCATTTTCATTTTTAATCTTATCTGCTAACTCATCATCATTCATACATCTTAATGGTGCATACTCAACACATCGACCCTCATCAAATAAAGGTCTAGCAAGAGTATAATAAATATCAATACCACAATTTCGTAAGTCTAATACTATGTAATCAGCTTCAAAATCATTATATAACTGTCTAATTCTAGTAGCTTGTATAACAGGCTCAGTACCTTTCATACCCTCTAAATAAGGAACTTGAATACGATATTCGGTACGATTATTGTAACCAGTCTGCTCTGGAAATAGTCGTAAACAACTATATACAGAGTTATCGTTTGCACTTCTATCAACAGTTGCAATATCACAAGAAATAACCCTAACTTCTCCTTTTTGTTTTGGAATAGAGTATGGGTTTTTCTTATGTAATAGAAAATCCTCATTCTTTTGAGGATAAAATGGTTTGAGCATTGTTCTATTAGACTTAATAATGTCATAACTAAAGAAAGCATCGGTATTTGCTCGGAATACTCGGTTTTCATATTCAATCATCCAAGTAATATTATCAATCTTTTGCTTTTCTTGTCTTAATTGTTGCTTAGTTCTAATACCGTGCTGTAAACTGATAGCGTAGTCCATAGCCATAAATAAATTACTATCATCACCATTATCCATATCATCTTTAATGTTAGTTGCAAGTTTATATAGCCAATGTGTTTCTTCGATACTTGAACTAATATAAATTTCCTTTGCTTCTTCTTGGAATAAATGAGCAATAGGAATATAATAATCACGCTTAATAAATTCAACAGGTCTAATAAATTTAAATGGCGAAATAACTTTGTCAATTAGTGTCTTTTTACAGTTCCTTGCTTCTTCGATGATATTAAATGTACTTCTATAACCTCTGGAATCTTCACTTAAAGTAACGCCTTTAATCTGAGAACCACTTGCAAAATTTACTTCGGCATCGTCTTTCGATGGTTTTATTTTCGTAATTTCTATTCGCAGAGGTGAATTTGTATATTTTTGATACAGTTCTTTGTTTATTTTTTCGGATACAATTAAACTTGCTTGTCCTTTTGTACCAGAGGTCAAAACACCTGTACTATTAGGATATAAAATACAAATTGAAATAGAGTAAATTGCAATGATATATGATTTCGCAGCAGCTCTAGCTGCTATAATTGCAATTAAGTTTGACCTACCCATTAAATGCAGTATTATCTTTTGATATAAATGCAACTTTAATTTTAGATAATGCTCTGCGAAAATATCAAGATTTCTTCTATATAAGGTCATCCACATTAAATAATGTAGCCAATGTTTAGGGTTTGATAACCAATGTTCAGGACTAAAATGCTTGTAGCCAACTTTTTGTTCATCGTCTAAATTATCCCACGCTTCTCTTTCTTCTTCGTTTAAACCATCAACAAAAGTTGCATCTTCTGTGTATGTTACAGTAGCCATCAATCGACCTCAATATTATAATCTGGGTGTGGAGTATAGTTGCCTGTTTCAAAATTCTTGCGTGGTCTAATGAATTGTTGTCCAACATATTTAAGTGTTTCAGCAAAACTTTTTATATCTTTATACAAACTTTTCTTTTTATAGATGTCAGCTGGACAGAAGTTTTCTACTTCTTTAGTCCATTCACCCATACAGTCACCCTCGCCTAAAGTAGCTTGTTGAGATTTTAAATATTGAGTAAAGTTTTTACCTGTGATGAAACTTTGATAGTCTTTGGCTATCTTCATTACAGCTTCACTGTCACCCTCTTTAATTTTTCTTTCTTTCATTATTAGCATAGTACAGGCATCATTTACTGTCTGTTCAATGATAATGTCCTCGTCACTAGATTGAGTAGGGTTTAACTGTGACATTAGCTTAGTGTAATGTCTTTCCATTGTTTGTAATTCTTTAGGGGTAAAATCTGAACCAAACTTATCTTTTAGTCTTTCAACTTCCTCAGGGTCAATACCTTGCTTTTTAAATTGTTCTTCTTGTCTTTTCTGAGTTTCTTCTGTCATATCACCCTCGACTGCTGGAGCAATATCGTCTACTGCTTTTTGAGTCGAAGCTGTAATGCTTGTATATTTTCGTTCTTGCAATGTAGTATCATAAGTTTTACGCACCTTGCTTCTACCGTTTAAGTTAGCTAATCTAATATAATTAGTTAATCTTGATGTACCATTCATATCTTTTGTAGCTTCCCATTTACTACGACTAAAATATAAATCAAAGTGCATACAAACATATTCCAATGCTAATAAATCAGAACCAAATTCCATAATTCTTTCTTGGAAGTATTTTTCCAAACAATCTATACATATAGGTAGTCTATAGTTATTCTCTTTCCAAAAAGGAGAACGACAAGATGGAAAAAATTCTTGTTTTACACTAGACTTACCACACATACAACAATGATGTTTGCCCTCTTTTGGAATGTATACATTCTCTTTAGAAGCTACTACTCGTGTTGACTTATTTTTACTTCCCTTTGGTCTACCTCTTTTTGCCATTAGGTATCACCACCTAACATTGTATTAACAGACCCTTTTTCTACATCTTTAATTCCCTCAGCACCAAAATATTGATTAAAGGCATCGTCAACAGGGTTGTCATTATACCTTTTAACCATTTCAACAGACCCCCAGCCAACAATGTCTGCAATAACTGAATCTGGAATATTGTGTCTTGCTAAACGAGATGTAAAATTATGTCTGCAAGAGTGAAAATAGAAATCAACCCCTAAAAACTTAGAAAATTCATTAGCTAAACTATTCATCCAACTAATTGTAATTTGTTTACATTCTTTAGGGTTTGTATAACTCCATTTTCTATCTATTTTTGATTGAGGACACACAAATAGCCATTCACTATCAATCCCCAATTTTTGCCTTTGTTCCAACCATTTATCTAAATATGGTTGAAATTCCATTGCTAAAGTATATTTATGTTGCTTTTTGCCTTTAGCTTGTATCTCCTCTGGAGTCTTATATAATGCACCAGAACAAATAATGTTATCTGGTGTAAAATACTTTGTTTTAAACCTTGTTAATTCTGCCTTTCTACTGCCAGAATATAAGGCTAACGCAAAAATACACGCTTCTTGAAAGCGTGTATTTTCTGTTAGATAAGATAAAAGACTATCAATTTGTTCATCTGATAATACTGTCTTTTCTCTTACTGGAGTATTAGGAGGAGATTTAATCTTTATAATCAAGTTTCTAAAATCTGGATATTCGTCATCTAAAATGTCCTCAATGAAATTAGACATTGAAGAAATTACCGATTTCATTCGTCTAAATCGTGCTGGACTTTTTTGTTCAACGGATAACCAGTGTTGAAACGCAAGAAAATGTCTTTTTTTAAAATCTACAAAAGGAATGTTATTGTTATATTTTACATTCCAACAAAAGAAAATGTTTAAATCACTTGTGTATTTTTCAATTGTTTCTCTTGTTCTTTGAATTGATGCAAGATAGCTAAGAAATTCGTCCATTAACATCTTATTATCTTGACATATTGCATTTAAAGTTTCTTCATCTGTGATTTTTGTGCGTTTGGTTTTTCTCGCCATCTTATCACCAACTTTCTATTTATACTAATTGAATGTCGTATAAACCTTTTATTAATTTATTTTTATTTGTAACCACAACCATTTGTTCTGGTGTGCCAACCAATCTGTTGTCAATACAATAGTTGTCCATACCACTAACACAGCCACTTTCAATAACCTTAACATTAGATTGAGAAGTGAAAGCATTATGATGTCTATGCCCCATTAAAATACCCTCTGGCTTTCTTCCTGTAAGCATAGTAAGTTTTTCTACTACTTTATTAACATTATCCTTATCACCGTGTACTGCATACCATAAATGATTACACAAAGTAAATGAAGCAATGCCCTCATCTAGTGTATTAGTACAAATTTTAACATTTACACTATTTCTAAAATATGTTTCTAAGTTAAATAATACTAAACTATCTAAATATTCTCCCTTGATTTGTTGCTCTTTTTGTGGAAATAGTCTTGAATGATTACCAACAACGCTATATACTCTAATTTTAGGAATGTGGCTATGTAGTTTAGTAATAAACTCTGCTATTGCTAACGAAGCTATTTTAATTTGTTCAATTACAGTCTTATTGTTTTCAATTCTCAAATTAGAATGAATAACGCCTGAAATTAAATCGCCACCTAAGACCACTACACAATCTTTAGGTCTGTGTAAAGTAAAGACTTCTTTTAATTCGTTTAAATACTTCGATAGCCTTGTTGCCAATATATTTTCATTGTAGGTATTCCAAGTATTATCAATATCAATTCCAGTGTGTAAGTCCGTTAAATGTACGATAATACCATTGTCATAATTACTAATTTGATATTCTTCATCTTCAATAATAGGAGAGATAGGGAAGTTTTCTTGCATTGTATTCTTAACTAAATCAAAGAAGCTCTCTTTACGAGCTTGTTCTCTGATTATTCGTGTAAGTTCTGTACGCTCATCTCTTGCTTTAATTCGTTCTTTATGTAATTCAACCATTAAATCGTTGTATTCTGTATCATCGCATTTGCTATTTTGTGGTTGCCACACTTCCTTATAAAACCTTACTGCGTATTGTACAGGCTTTCTATATGCACTAGAAGAACGATATTCGGACTCATCTTTTCTCCAATTCTTGTTCATTATATCGGCAAATTCTTCCCAAGTGAGATTAATATTACCTTCTTCAATAGCTAGTCCAATTCTCCATAGATATTGCTTTTCATTTTCATTAGGTTGCACTTGTAAATCAATCGTTGTCATTCACTTCCTTTACTGCGATATTAATATCAATGATATGTCCTACCACTCCCATTGACTTAAATAGGTCAGCAAAACGGACATTGCCACCTAATGGTGAATGTAATATAACTTCATTACGAGATGAGATTTCTAATTTAACTTGTTTTGCTTCAATTGTATGCTCTGTTCTATTAGTGACAATTTCACCTTTCTTCATACTAATTACCTCGTAGATAATTCATCACTCTAGGATTTTCTTCTACATAATATTTTCCTCTGTGAGAACCATCATTTTTCTTTTTGCAAGTTTTTGTAATATGAACTTTAGGAAATGCCTTTCTAATATAATTTGCTTCTGTTCTTGAAACTTGTACCATTGTACTTTTTTGCCCCTTTTCTGGTATTTTATTTATTTTTGGATATAAGAAAAGGAAGATGTGTAATACATCTTCCTTATTCCCTCCATAGGTAACTTTAATTAAATGTTCAAAAATGGCTTACCTATGCGATTTTTAGGGGGTTTTAAAAATAAAAATCTAGCGTTTTGACCCCAAAATTGCAAAAAATCGGTGTTTTTTAGCTTAATTTACTTCATTTTTGTAATAAAAATCGTAAATTTTTATATCTCCGTTATTACATTCTGTTAATGTATATATAGGCTTTTGACTTAATTTTATATATTCAAAGAATGAAGTATTAGGAGAGCCAAAAAGAATATTGAACATCAATTTCTTGATATGCGAATATTCTGGCTTTTCTATCACCTTTAAAAGATACCACATTGTCTTGTGAGAGAATTGTAATCCATTAATATAATCAACCATAGATTGCTGTTTCTCTGCTGATAACAAATATTTGAGTGAATTAGAGATAGAACTTCTACTCCATATATTCTTTATCTCATTTTGTGTATCTTCTATTAAGTTTATAATACGATGAACTTGTGGATAATAAACTTGTCCATCTAATTCTTCCTCTGGCAATAATACTTTGCTAAAAGGAATACAATCATTTGGACTGTATCTAGGTAACTTATATCTATTAATGACACGCTCTAAGTAGTCCATAGTGGTGTCATAATATTTATATGTCTTTCGTTCTTTATCATAATATCCTTTGTCTTTATCAAGGTACATAAAGAACTTAGGTCTAATATACCTATCTTGTTCATCTCGTTCTTCGTATTTTTGTTTTAATAATTTTAATTCTTTGACATTATCTGCTGGATTTTCTCTTTTTGCATTGTCAATATCTAAATTAGACATTACATCTAACTGGCATATATCGTTATATAGTTCTTCAACTTCTTCAAAAGGAACTCCATTATTCATCTTATCCCAAAACTTACTATTGAGTTCTTGTGACAAGTTAATAATTTCACCAATCTTATTAATCGCTATTTTTGTGTCAAGTTCAGCTTTACATTCTGCTGTAAATCTTCTTTTCGTTACAATAGCTTTAACTAGTTTCGTCGGAACTAAACATTTATCATAGTTCCTCTTAGCTGCGTTGATAAGTATTTTATTGTTTGTTAATAATAAAGTGTCAGAATCAAACTTTTATACCCTCGATTGCTCGATATTTAATTAGGGAATAGACTATCTCTTTACCCTATGTCAATTCATAGGCTTTTATATAATACAAAAGGACTTCTCGTAGTTGGCACTTCGTAATAAGGAATTTCGCCTTAAAACTACAAAATTCATAAACCTGTCTTTCGATTTAGTTCGTATTTTTTAGTCGTTGCACCTTCATAAAAATTTCTCTTTATGCTTGGCACAATATTGTCTGATAAGATAATTTGTTATCAGATGTCCATTGTTAGCAGATATATAATATATCCACACCCCACATTTGTGGGTTCACCAACTTTGTCAATTTACATTACTGTAAAAAGGTGACCTTTAAGGGCAATCACTACCACTAAGTCTTTCTAACAAATTATCATTAATACTATTAACACAAACAATCTCTTTAGTAAAATTAAAATACTTATTAATTTCTGTACTAATTTTATTTTTAGTTAATAAAATGTTACCTATCGTTACGTGAGGACTTCTACTACCTAAAATTTCTTCACCGTCTTTAAAGTTTGTACTATGTATAGTTCCAATGGGAATACTACTTGTACCATCAAATATATTTATACTAGCTTTTAACATTTCCATAGGGTTGCCACATAGGGTACTATAATTACCATTGACTAAGATATGACCTTTTCTAAGGTTCTTTTTAAAGGATTTAATTAAATCACTCCTAAAGTCGTAATATAACTTAGTTTGTGTAAACTTTTCATTTAAGCCTAATAGCGTATACACTATATCATTTTTAGAATTTAAGGCTTCTGGCTTGATTGGTTCTTGACCTTGATATTTTATATGATGTCTTAATACACTAGGATTGCTTTTAATTAAAGCTAAATAATCTAATGATGGTTTTAGTAATTCTTCTGTTTCTTCATATGACAATTGTAAAGTATTTAACAATTGATAATGAGTTTGAACCATTCTACCATCAAAATAATGGGTAGGTTTTTCGTGCTTGACCACACCAAACATAGGGTCTAGTGTCCACAACCAATCTTCTAAACTGCCAAACTTTAAATATTTAATGCTATTTGGCGTAGTAACTAACTTTATTTCCTGTATTGTTTTAGCTTGTGTGTAGCCATTTAATTGACTTACTTCCGTAATGTTATTGTCTTTAAACCATTGCTGTAGATTAGTATTAAAACAACAAGACTTGAAAAATCTATTGCGTAATAATAACATACCATATTCTTTATACTTGCCAAATAGGGAAGTGTCCATTAAAGACTGTCCATCCCATATGCTATTACTTATTTCAACTTCTTCTGGTGCAGATTCAAGTCTTTGTGTTTTTTCATTGAATCTAGTAGCTATTGCATTGTCTTTAAATACACTATCGTAATCATCAATAACTAAAATATTATTAGCATTAATCTCTAATGTATCAATGATACTACTTGAAGTTAAACTAATTGAACTTTCCCAACCAGCTAAGTCACCTTTATAATCTTTGCTATGTGTAATTCCACAACTTTGCCATTTACTAAATGGTTTATATAATCTTTCGTCAACAAATAAACATTTACCAACTCTTGAACTACCAGAACTCCTTGATAGCCTTACGAATTTAATACCATCACATACAAATCCATACTCATAAATCGCTTTTCTAATTTCATCAACTTCCATTAGCGTTTTGATATTATGTTCTTCATAACATTTTAACTCTTTATCATACTTAAAACCTAATTGCTTTAAAGTATCTTCATCTAATGGATTGTAAACTTCTTCATTAGTTTGAATAGCTATGATTTCACCATTTTTCTTACAAACATTATCTTTAAACTCAATATCATCTTTATGATAACCATACCTAAGATAAATCTTAGAACTTAATCTATTGAATTGTTTGATGCTATATTTGAATGTTACATTAATAACTCTGTTTGAATAATCTTTGTTTTCTATCTTTATACTAAAATCGTGTTTTCTATATACTCTTTCATAAATATCTTTTAACTGTATTAAATCTAAACTGTAATCTAAGGAATTAATAAACTTCTTTAAGTTTAAATCTCCTTGTTCATTTCTCAATTTATATCCATTCATTGCTTTATTGTTGTAATGATTAGATATAAATAAATCCTTGCCATCAATGGAAGGAATATAAACACCACTTCTTAGCGTGATGTTTCACCTTGTCTTATAAATATCACTCCTAATATGAATTTAATCTGTTTTACATTTCATCTAAGAACCATTCATCTTCTGTATGTAGGTCTAATGAAAGTAAAGTGTTTTCTTTGATTTCTTGTAGATATTCTCTTTCAGCAAGTTCATCTACATCAATATCAACATCTATGTTGTCATAATAACCATAGTCGTACATTACGCTGTTTGTTTCTCCTTTCTTTTAGTGAAGTAATGTTTTGATGTACTACGCTTAGCTTTGTAGCCACCTAAGTTTAAATAATAGATATTAGCACCATAGATGTATTTGCCTGTCTTTTTATCTTTTACGTATTCTTGTATGTTTCTTTTCTTTCTGTTCTGTCTATAAATTAATTTTTCTTGCTTTAATATTTTTAATATCTTACTAACTGTTTTAGTGCTAAGTCCTGTGTAATTGGCAATAGCTTGAACTGTTACTTGTATTTTATAACAACCCATTTTAATTTTTGTCCAATTACTTGATATGTAACCTAAGACTTGAACCATAGCAATTCTTAAACTACGATATTTAGGTTTCATTATTACCTTGTATTGCTTTGTAGAAAATGTACCTGTTCTTTGATGATATTCTGTTTTCCAATATTTTAAAATATCGTATTTCAAAGTAAACGGTGTATTTAATCTTATAGTATCAAAATCTACTGGAGTAAAATCACTGAGTACCCAAGAAGTTTCTGTTGTAATTAACTTTAATGATTTTCTAATGTCTTTAATGTATTTTTGACAAATATAATTTTTAACATTGACTGTACTGCAAAACAATCCTAGTAACTCTTTTATTGTCGTGGTATAAGAACAATCTACATATTGATTGATGCTCATACCCAAATGTAACAATATCATAGCTCCTGTAATATTGTCTTTTCTTTCTTCTTCGGTATATTCATCACCAATTTTGTATTTACTATAATTGAATTTACTAAAGCACCTATTAGGTATTAACACTCGAATCACTTGGCTTTTTCACCTCCTTCCATAGCTAAAGTATCACTTTTTACCCAGTTAAGGTATCACTTTTTACCCAGCCTTTATTAATATAGCATCGCTTTCGCTACACCACGCTCTATTGAGCTTGTTTGTGGTGTAGACGAACGACGAGCCATTCACTTGAAGTTCATCGCCCACTTCGTGGTCGTGGGGGACACTAACCAACTGAAATATCCTCTATCAATATTGTAACTCATAAATTGCAATATGTCAATAGATAATTTGAAATTTATACCATAGTTTGAATTTAGTAGGTAGTGTGGTATAGCTATTCCCCCTCCCCATAGCCCCCGTCTTTTGTTGCGAACGGGCTTTCGTAGAAAGCCCAAGCCAAAACACTCGGAGCGTAGCGTAGAGTGTCCTACAAGGGCTTTGCCCTTGTTTATTAACTTATTATTATATTATTATATTATTATATTATTTTTTTATCTTTCTTCTTTAAGAAAATACTTAAAAAATGGCTCTATAACTGGGCTACTAGATTTTTTTAACACCCTCAAGGTGTTAAAGTGTTCTATTCTAACCATTGTTCCATTAAATTATACATTCTATTACTAGGTAAATATAAATGTATTCTAAAATTATAACCCATAATTTGTAATATGTATAATTTGTCTGTTCTTACCCTTTAAAAACAATGCCTAATATAACCTATAAACGATAAATTGTATTAGACATATAATTACTATCTCAACATATAAAAATTGATTACAAGCAATTCTAGGACATATTAGAGGTATTTAAACAATGATTAATGTACTACACTTGTTTATACTTGTACTCGTTTCACTCGTACACCCTCGTGCCTCAGCACGAGAATACGAGGAATGGTTTGTTCCATTCGTGTCATTTCGCTACGCTACATTCCACTCATTCCACAAGCCCAGTTCCTCGTACAATGGGGTTCGTGGGGGAGGGGAAACACAAACCACACTACTGCACTAATATCATACTACCCATATATCACCGCACCCAGATGATATTGCCTGTAGCTTACTGTATATAAGGTTTTGTATCTAAGACATATAAAAGTTAATGGGGAATAACTAAACTTCGCTTATAAGCTAAAATAGAGCAAATTAGAGGTATATACGACTATCATCCCTACGACTATCATCCCTACGACTATCGTCTGTATGACTATCGTCTGTATGACTATCGTCTGTATGACTATCGTCTGTATGACTATCGTCTGTATGACTATCGTCTGTATAATTATTAATAATCTGAATTGTCATTATTGTCATTGTATACATCAAAGGTGCTATTTAAGCATACAAAGGTAATAATTTGTTAGATGTAATGATTTACAACCAATCCTCAAAAATGCGATATAGGTTAAATATGAGCCTTTTAGGGGTATATATGAATTAGGTATGTTATGTAAATATACCCCCTTATATATAATAGGCTTAAATTTAAGATATAAGACATTTTTTATGTTAGGTATATAAGTTTACCTTTTAGATGTAAAAACTTGATACAAGTTAAATATGGACAAATTAGAGGTATTGTAGTGATATTATAAGTAATGATATTAGATGTATTAGTTGCTAAAAGCTCGATATTTAAATTGTAAGACATATATTTAAATTGTAAGACGAGTTTAAATATTAGAGATATAAGTTTATGGATAGGGTGTAAAAATTTAAAATAGGGGTACTAGGGTATGGATATGAGTATATATGGTTCAATTTTTATTAACCCCCCTCTATAGGGTATAGAAAGGGTATCGAATATGATAAGGTTTAATAATAAAAATATTATAAATAAATAATAGATATATATAAATTGTGATATTTAGGGGATTAGAGTGATTTTAAAGGTTTTCGTAAAAATGGCTTATTAATGGGGTTTTTGAGGGATATGAAAGGTGAAATTAATTAATTAATAAAAAATGATGTATTTTTATAATATTTAATGATGTGAATGTGGAAGTGCTAAAAATGGCATAGGAATGGGATTTTTAATATATGAGTTACTTTTTATTTTTTTAAGAGTTAGGGGAAATAGTTTTGAGGGAAAATAAATGGTTTTTAGTGGTATAAATTAGGTGATTTTAGGGGTATTTTTGGGTGATTTTAGGGTAATTTTAGGGGGTAATTTGGTGTTATAACTTTGGTATATTTTAACAGATATTGTATTTTATTATAGAGTGATGTGAGAGGAGAAAAGAGGGGAATAAGAAGAGAATAAGAGTTTTTATTTAATGAGATGGAAAATATTTAGGAGTGTTTGAGATTAAGTAGGTTCGTAACTGGGGTATTTTGAATGGTGTGTGTGGGTATCAACTAGGGGGTGGGTATCGTGGTAAAAAGTGGAAATTAATGTAATAGTCCCCC